GTGAGCTTCATTTTGTTTACCTTTGTTGTAAAATTTTAATAACGTATTGACCCATTGTGGCGTCTTTGTCTGGGTTATCATACTTCTCATCAAAAGTCATAGATCTGTGAGCCTTAACCATCGCATCTTCAATACGCTGAGTTATGTCTTCAATAGTTGCTTGGCCATCAGGGTCAACGGCAGCTTTTAGTTCATCTGTCGGAAGTGAAAAGAACTTTGCGGCTTGGGCTATCCGGGTGTCCTTGAACGGAAGCTCAAGTTGCTCGGCTTCCTCTCTGACAGCATCGATCTCTTCTTTGATGATCTTCTGTAGTTTTGCTTTTGTGAGTTTCATAACTTATAACACCTCTTCTAGTGCTTTTAGGAACAAGCTTGAATCTTTGGGGTATGGTCCTCCCATATTCCCAGCCATTTCGTGATTTCTGTTCATTACATTTTGCAACTCTTCCATCTTAGCAAAAACCTTATGATAAAGGTCGTCACCAAGAAGTTGCCTTACTTTTGGGTAATCCTCTCCCATACCAGTCATCTCGGCTATCTCTTCTTTAATAATCTTCTGTAGTTTTGCTTTTGTGAGTTTCATTTTGCTTATCCTTTATACCGACATCGAGAGTGTCAGCATTAAATAGTTGTCTGTTGTGATAAGAGTAGCATTATTCAAGCACTTCTGGAAATTTTGTTTACTCATTGAGCCGACATCTTCATTGTCGCCAATATCAACTTTCCAAACTTCAATATCAAAATCCAATAAAGTTTTGATAATCTCCAACTCTTTCTTCTTTGCGTCAGGATCCAAAGCAATATAAACTCCGGCGTCTTCTTTTACGATCTTTTGAAGCAATCCCGAGTGTTGTTTTAGTGTGGATCCAAGAAGAGGTACAGTATTACGACCGGCAACCACAGCATCAAAGACTCCTTCTACAAGAATAATGTCGGAACTCCAATCCACAAACAAATCGTTGAATACAATATTCTTGCTTGCGGGCGGATTCTTATATTTCGGGTATGCCTTCCTATCATAGGAGCGAGATACGAAATAGTTTAAATCACCTTCGTCATCAAACGATGGAATGATGATGCGACCTTCATAATCTCCCTTGCTACAATAGCCCATTTTCCACCAAACAATATCTTGCTTAGTAACGCCGCGCTTTCGTAGATAGTTTCTAGCAGCGAAGCCGGTAGTAGGAATATCTTTATTTGCTAAGGATATAAAACCCTCAGGCATTTCAAGTATTTGTTTTTCTTCTATTTGCTCGGCAAATAAATCTTCAAGTTTATCGTAGTTTACTGTGCCTGTGATTTCTCGCCATTGAGATTTGTCGTGGCTTGTTCCAAAGCGACGAATAACACGGTAAATGTTCTTACCCCGAGTATCACAAACCCAGCACTTGTAATATCCCTTTTCAAGGTTTACGGAAAACTTTCGTTTATGATGCTCGCAATAAGGGCAGGAAAAAAGATATTCGCTATTTTTTAAGTTTTTTGTCTTTCATTAATATAACCCGCCTTCGCAATCACATAACTGTCTGCCCGGTCTTCATAACCGGGTCGTGGATTGCCGTGACGAGTATACTCTACCTCAAAGTCTTCTAGGTTGTCAACTACAAACTTCATAACAACCTTTTTCGCCTTCTGTCCTTTTGGAACTTTAATGCCTACCAGTTTTCTTGCTGATATGGCGGCGAGGTATTGTGGCTCTTTTCCAAAGATCTTGTAGCATTGCCAAGAGACTATACCATTAATCTTTGATAAAAGCGAGAGAGTTTGTGCTGATGAAAAGCCTGAGCGGAACGATTGAAGGGATTGCTCAATGTAAACCTTACTGATCTCAAAGTTATGGTATATTAAACCTAACTTATCTTCGATCATAGTGGCTTTCTTAAAGAAGTTCTTTTCTTTACGCATATCAACGTGATCGCAGTAAATGATTGAGCCGTTATTATCTAATATTGTTATACCAGTAATACTGGTTGAAATGTCTAGTCCTAAAATCATTACCAATGATATATTATTTAAGATACTTTTTAAAGATCTGTTTTAAAGAAGATTTTCCACCGGTTGCGGCGATGAAGTCGGGCGGGGGCGAGTCGCCGCGGGTGGTGGTGCCTAGGTGTTTGCCCTTTATATACCATTCTCTGCGTCGTCCGGCATATTCAATAGCAGGACCGTCTACGCGATGGTGTTTGCCGTTTAAATACCATTCTTTTTGGACGAGTCCGTGGCGGCGATATATAACAGCAGGTCCATCTTCACGGTGAAGTTTGCCCTTTATATACCAAGAATTTTGGCCTTTGTGTGGATTCTCAATAGCAGGACCGTCTACGCGATGGTGTTTGCCGTTTAAATACCATTCTTTTTGGCCGGTGGGATGTTCAATAGCAGGTCCACCTTCACGGTGAAGTTTGCCGTTTAGATACCAATATTTGGAGCCATGTGCTTCTTCAACCGCAGGGCCATCGACGCGATGAGGTATGCCGTTCAGATACCAAGATTTGTTGCCGCTAGCATATACAGCCGCGGGGCCGTCTTCACGGTGAAGTTTGCCATTCAGAAGCCAAAACTCACCTTTGGCGGCGCCAGCCTTGATGAAAGTGCGTCCATCGCCTAAATCTTTGTAATCATAAGTGTTAACTATATTAAGTATCTTTTCTGGAAGAAACTTATTTCCCTTAAGTAAGAGAACAAGTTTGGCCTCCATGAAAGCACCAATCTCGTCATCAGTAACATCCATAAACTGTTCTGTTCCAAAGTGGATCTGAACATCTTTGGAGGAATCTTTTTTATGCTTGAAGATGATAAGTGGATCGTCTGGCTCGTGGTACTGGTCATAATAGTCCAATCCTGGCGCAGCAGTACACCACTCGGTGCCTTTGCCCAAAGAACAAGCGGCTGCTTTTGTTTCAGGGATATAAACGTCCCATTCGTTGTCAGAGTGAATAAGTTTTTCGCCTGCTTTTGCTTGCGTTGGATTTACCTTAGATGCTAGATGATCTTTGTAGGGGCCGCGGGCCTTATTAACAATGTTATATAACTCAGCGAAGTCTTTAATCTGGTTAATATCTTTTTTATTAAGAAGGCGATCTAGTTTTTGCTGTTTAATCTGAAAGAAGGTTTCAAGTTGGCTGCGAATCTCAGGTCCCAGTCCAGTAAAGCGAGTTGCGATCGCTGTGGATATTAGCCAGTTAAGGGCAGTTGCTTTGTCTTTTTCCGTAATATCTGCCGGGACTGCATTCAGCACTTGTTTAGCCAAATGGTCTTGCGTCTCCTCAGGAGACCATGGTGGGGAGACATATGTAGGGATCGGAGCGCGGGGTCCAGGGTTTGCTGCGGCCCTTTTAAACTTCTTGGAATCAAATCTTTGTTTAACTTGTTCGTAATCAAGTTCTTGAAGAAGAGATTTTGATTCTTTGATTATTTTGATGCGGATCATATTTTAAATAGTTTGCTATATATCTAACTTAATCTTAAATGTGAAGTCTCGCTCTACGGTTTTCTTTACTGGTGTTGCGACTTTTGCGATTCCAATAAGGTTTCTGTCTTCATCGTAGATGCCGATCTTTGAGATATATGTTGTTTTCTCAAATGATCCGGTTGGGTCAGGGTAAGGAGAGTTAACTATATTCTTTATTTGTCTTGTCGTCAACTCTTGATATGCGTGAGAACTGGTTGCCGCAAAATCCCCAGTTGAATATTCAACATATGTTGGGTTATTTGAGTGGTTTAAATCGCCCTTCTGGGCTGTCGCAAACATCGTAAGAGTTTGTGTATAAGACGTTCCACTCATTTCCATTATGTAAGAAGAGTTTGGTGCTGTGATTGACCCGGAAATAGACTGGGCAAAGTATATCCACTTTGGATTATCACTAGCAGGCTTGTATGTGTCTGTGCTTGAGTTTAGAGCCGTAGAACCTGTCAGTATGACAAAGCCTTCGTTGTAGAGTGTCAAGCCAACAGCGCTGCCGGAGTCGGCTCCATAGGTAGAATACAGAACTCCGTCTCTATTCGTGTCTTGTGCTCTCGCAATCAAGGTTCCTGTAAAGTAGTATTCTAGGTTTACCGATCCTTTTTTGATTTGAGACCCATAAAAAATAGATGGTATGTTTACTAGACCAACTTCGGCTGTGTCAAAATCTCTTTGATGTAATGATGATGAATATTCAAAGTGTGTATTCACATAGTTATAGTGATTGATAGTATTTTTAAGAGCGCGTAGGTGAGATACATACCCGCTTGTTAAAGAAGAGACTGTTCCTACTCGCGCAGTTGAGGTGTCATAGTATTCTTTTGTGATCCCCGAAGCAAATGGGTAGGAACTTACTATAACATCTCCATATGATGCCGAGTTAAACGATGCTTCTGTGGAAGTTCTAAAATCTATTCTTGTTCCGTTCTTAACAACGAAAGGGAAAATAAGACCTGTATCATCAACTTCTCCGATTTTGCGACCGGTTGAGGTAGATGCTCTGTCAATATTTAGTTCGTATAAAGATACCTTGCCGGCATCAGTTAGTCTGATTGGATCGGCAAAAGCACCAGAGATATTAGGAGCGCTATTATAGTAAGATGAACCACTATATACCAAAAACTTAACACTTGGATATGTCTTTAATGTGTTGTTAAATATCTCATTTTGTTTAAAACGATAATACGGCATAATGAGAATCTGCTCTCAAAGAGAGCCAGTTTTTAGTAATCCAAGCGCACGCGAATAGTAAGCTCTGTTGATGGATCGTTCTTCAAAGGTTCAGACAACTTAGCAACCGCCAGCAACTCATTATCAGGTGAGTATAGACCAACTGATGTTATGTAAGATACTGGAAGATCCTGAGAGTTAGTTTTCACTACCATCTTGCTCGCTGAGAGATATGTCTGGTTTGATGAATAATTAAAGTCTGTGTTATTCACGCGGCAGAAATAAATCGTGGAGTTCAACTCTGTTGTGTTGTTGAAAGAAATGTTCTGAACGCGGTGACGAAGATCATCGGAACAAACAGTAATAGTAGAACCTGTCAAGATATCATCAATCTCATTTCCAGATGAGTCCATTTCCGCTGATGTTGTTAAGAGATCTCCAAATACCGATGCTGTTACAACAGCAATGCCGGCTTGGTAATAAAGAAGTCCCGCCTTCTGATATCCAGCACCCGCCAATGCAGAGCCGGTGGCATACAAGATACCATACTCTCCTGCTGGAGAGTTGACCTTGTAACCGTTGGAGCCGCTAAAGTCTACCAAATCGATTGTATTTGCTCCGAATGGGGAGGCATATGAGGTTCCCGCACCAAGTGTTAGGGTGAAAGAACCCTTCTTAACCTCATCTTTGGCAAGCAGTCTTGTAAAGTTAATGAAATAAGCTTCATTAATCTTTGTTCCACCGGTAAGATCTCCATCTTCGTCAAAAGGTCGAACGGCACTGTTTTCATCAAAACCGACAAGCACCTGAGCCATCTGATTATAGATGTTAATCTTTTTAGCATTCTGGGTCGATGCTGCACCGGACAAGCCAGAAGTCGCAGTATATCCACAAGTTAAATCAAAAATGTGGTTTGCCGAAGAACTTAAGTATGGGTAATCATAAACTGACTGGAACATTCCGTGTGAAAAGTTCTTAATGTTGTTGTCCGCATATGTTCCGGATACTATTGATCCCGTAATCGGTATTGCCTCATGTAGTAAGTTTCTTGTTACTACCGAGTCTTTTGCTGTCTCTAACGCTTTAAATGAAGTTGCCATTATAATATCCTTTTATTAACTAGTTTTTCTTAACGAACCGGATTGGAATATCAAGTGTGTAACCAGTTGAAACACCAGAGATTCTAACTGTTGAATCGATAAACTTATAATCTGCGGCTAGCAAAGTATTGCCACCGCTTGTAATGTTTGAGGCGCCGGCACTTCCGAGTTGATTAAACAAGAAAGCACTTGTCCTTAGATCCAAAGATGCTGCCACCTTAAACTGGATTCTAGTACCGCGTGGTCCTCGAATGATAGAAGAGGCGCCGGTGGGTATATTTCCTATTACATTAGTACCATCGTTTATGGAAAAAATGTATGTAGCAATATTATCATCATCAATAGAAGAGGGAGATATACTTTGTACTGATGCGTTCGTAGGGTCGCGAAGTTGTCCAAGACGATTATCAATCTGAACAAAATACTGCGTCTCTACTAGTGTATCATCCTCATCAACTAACGAAATCTCATTTGAAAGCTCGGTCGTATCTAATCCCTGATCGGCTTGAACATGATTTAATCCCTGAGCCGGGTTGAAACCATTAAAGATTCCGGCTGTCAAGGAGGTTTTTTCATTAGTCAAAGCATTAACCGTGGTCGAGTCGACCAAGTTAATATAGGAGCTTAAGCCTGTGTAAAATGGTTGAGCATCATCGTTAGTGTTTGCTAGTATCACAGGAAGATATAACAAATCGTTGCGAGAGTATGAAAGTAATCTAGATTTCATACTTGACATATTATTAGTAAATGATTCCAAAACAGGTGTTTGAAGAATATTGATATCGTAGTACGCAGAACCGCTTGTGTTGTTCTTGTCGTACAGTCCGTAATCAATCTCATCATCGCCAAGAGCGAACTTGGAAATGTTAAATCTTCCATTTCCTTCTGCTAATCTTTTTCTTCCTAGATCTGTTAAAACAGCATCTAAGATAATATCACCTGAGTTGTCTAAGAATCCCATATTATTATCCTCTTCCTATAAATAGTATTGAAATGTTTTTATTAACTTGCATTTGTGACCCCGGGGTTCTTAAACGTTAAGTTAAGATCCATTTTCTTTCCAGTCTTCTTGCTTGTCACTCTTAGTTTGAAGGTTTTAGTCCAAACTTTATTAACCCCATCTACCCCTAATATACTGTCTTCCGGGGTTTCGTCTATGTTGGATGGAGGGTTGACTTCAGACTCCAGAGCGACTTGCTGAAAACTTGGTTCAATATAAATAAATCTTCTTCCGTCCTTAAGATACGTTGGCTTGCTTGCTTTGAAAGCAAAAACACTCTGTCTTAAATAGATTTGATCATTGTTATCAACCATTTCAAGTTCAAAAATATAAGTTGGGTTTGATATATTATTGTGAATATCTATGGCCCGGGCGCAATAGTAATACTTCTGATTTGTTGATATTGCATCTTCAAAGTATCCCGGGGTTCCTATATTAGGGTCTACCGTGATAGCATTATTGTTGAAGTCTTTATAAGATTTCGGTTTCTCGCTAATACGGAATAACTCATACCGATCAATCATATCGTCTGATTTATACCTGATTTTTTTATTTTGTGAAATAATCTGGTTGTAGGATAAGTTTTCCCCAGTCTGTCCGAAATATTCTTCTTCGATATATCCTCTATCTGAATCTAATATTTCAACTGGCTTGTCGTAAAAGTCACCAAAATTTGTGTTTAATAAAATCTTAACTTTATTTCTAACGCCCTTTACAGGATAGAAAGATATATCTGGGGATACCGGTGGCTTATCGACAACTGATACAGTCAATCCCTCAAAGGAATACGGGACGACCAATGCTTTTATGGATATCTTATTTTCAAACTCTAAGTTAAATCCTTGAGTTGGTCCATATATGACGCCAGTTCCTTGAGATTCATAAATCACCTGAGGTTCATCAAACTCAACGTTATTGTACTTATATTCATTTCCAAATACTAATATAACCTTTTTAAATACATATGTGTATTTTTGACCGTATTTGATTTGAGTGTCATAATAGGTTGTATCTACCGGAGGAGAGGGAAGAAACTTTGGTGATATGTAAAATGTCTGAACTGGCTCTTCTGATAGACCTTCCTCCGCAGAGCCTCTATACTTCTCTACAATATACAATAAAGTTTCAGTATCGCAAGACTTATTTTCATAAACTTCTTTGAGTGTTCTTTTAAATGATTCTAGTTTGTCATTATCGGATAGGAAACCAAATGTATGAAGAGCAGACATGGTATCCAGTTCTAGCGCGCCTTCTTCGGTTTTTCCAAAATAATCTCTAAGAAATCTTACCCCATATTTATCTTGAATCTTGTTTGGACCATCTGCGATCCCAGAAATATCAACATCAATATTGTTGCCATTTGGTGCCAGCATGGCAGTAAATAGGATTTGGTTATCTGGGTGTAAAGTGAACAACTCCTTGTAGTCTGTATCGGAAGTGCTAAATGCAAAGTCCCCAGTAGTAGAGTTTGATACCACTTTCTTTCGTGTTGAAAAGCGAGCACTAGCATTGGTTGTCTTATCTTTGATGATCGCGTAAGCTTGTAAGATATCTACAAAATCTTTAGTATCCTCATTCTGAATCAGTTGTGTCATTAAGGACGCGTTACTAGAAATATCCCCAGTTGTTCTGTCTGTCTCAAACCCAATCGTTAGCTTATTATAGTAAGGCAAACTTTCATCAATGATTGAATCCTCATTTAAAACGGCTAAATCAGAATACAAAACAGCAGTATCGCCATTGTTGCTTTTTACTATTGACGGATCAAATCCTGTCGGGATAGATGTCATATTATCCGAGTAGAGATTGTAATATACGCCGCTATTTGTTTCCAGAGCAGAGCCAAACCCTGTTGTATTAAACCAAGGAATCATTCCATCCATCGTTATGGCTATCCTATGATAAGGTGCCAAAAACTCCGATGAAGTATTTTGAAGCTCTAACTGAAGATAATAAGCATTTGGAATAAAGTATTCTTGGAGCTTTTCTACTACATCTTCGTAATCTGGATTTGAGTTAACATAATAGTTATAGACTGGTTCTACGTTAGTTGTGAGTCCAGATGCCTGTCTTACATTCTTGATTGGGGAAAATAAATAATAGTTTGATGTGTGATCGAAGTAAGCTCTATTAAGACCTCCGTTTAAGAGACCTCCGTAAGTAGCTTCTTCTTCTGTTACGCGATCCACAATCGTAACATTTGGTCCTATTATATACTCTTCAAAGTTATCTCGATACCAACTATAAGGTGCCGCATTGTAAGAGTTCCAAGCTCGCACTTTTCTAGTAAACGATATGGATTGGTCATCATCCAGAAATAGGGCTGATAGGATTATGTTGGTTCCTCCCGCGGGATCAGCAACTTGTTTATTTAATCTTCCTATTCCATCAGGTTCCTCATCGAAAGCCCCAGCAGCAATATTCCCCCCAGTGATTAGGTGCAATAGAGAATTCTCATAGTTATATAGCGCTGGTCCATTAGAGCCATTATACGCAGTATAATATGAAGCCATAAGACCTCTAAGAGAATCAGCAGTTCCCCAGTTGTCTCTTACCATTGGGTGAAAATCCACAGTCTTTCCATCAACTCTGGCGGTATTTGGGGTATCAATGCCGCGATCCTTTGGTCCATCCAATCGATAATCTACTAGAAGTAGCTGATCTTTTAATGATTTGTCTTGTATGATAGCCATATTCTAATAATCCGTATTTGTTTCTATAGATAGTTCACGGGTTTGGTTAGACTGTGAAGTCGAGCGCGTGTTTCGTGAGGTTGATCGACTCAAAGTAATGTTTTTTGAATACAAGATCCCAACATCATCCAAATCTATGCTGGGCATTTCGTTTGCAACGCTTCTCTTTACTTTATTTGTGTTACCCGAGATACTTCTTTTGTTATTAGAAACACTTGGCGTTCCTACAATAAACATACTAGTCATAGGCTCCATGTTTAAAATGTCAGAAGTTCCCACGGCGTCAGATACTTTAACCAATCTACACATAAGCGGCTTATCCTCTGTGCTAGCTTTGCTAAACTTTTCCTTATTTAGTAGTTTCCAGTTTTGATTTGCCACACCTACCGTAACATCGTATGAATCTAAATACTGAACTTGCGCCACAGAGTTATAGTTTATAGCATTTGATAGAGCCGAGCCACTTTGTAAGACTGTATTGTCCTCATTAAACTTCTGTAAGGCTGGGGATCCTGCAAGTGCCTCTTGGTTTGTTATTGTTGTAACAGGAACGAAGGAAGTTACACTTTGTTCTACAATATTTCCTATTAGAGAGTTTGAATATATATCAACAGACGGCGTTGCTGTAACATTTGAGGTCGTTGAGCCAGATTGAGTGGTTCCCGAGCCTTTCTCAAAGATAAAGTCAGATGTAGCAGAGAGGTAATCCTCTGCATCAACAATGCTTTTAAACATCTTTTTTGAGCCGGCTATTTCTCTAAGGGGCCTCTTGTTTCTTCTGGCAGAGATATTTAGTCCTGCGAGAATGTTGTCAACAGCGCTTGAAGCTTTCTGGCTTTTGTTGGCTTTAAACACTCTGTCCTTATTAGTTCGCGACTCTATCAGTGGGAGCGCGCTAACTGTTTGTACAGATATATCTCTGGTATTAATACTTAAAGGGTTAGGTAACAAGTTTATGCTGTTAGCGGTTAAATAACCAAATGGATTCAGCACATCAGCTTGAGTATTCGTTATATTATATTTTGATACTTCACTATTGGCGCGCGTTGTATAGTCAGAAAAGGAGATGCTTGGTAGTGCCGGCGTAACTTCCGTCACGTTATCGTCAAGATAGTTTAATCCAAAATCTTTAGTCCCCGTAAAGTAATATACTTCCCCGAAAATATATTCTACTCTCAATGTTGGATCGTGAGTTGACATGTATATTTTTGAGTCAACGCTAAAGGTTTCATCTTTTTTCTTCTTTGGATGCAGAATGCTCTCTAACTTACTAATGTAGTCATTCATAATAGATAAAAACATCTGCTTATCCGAGTCATAACTTGGATTAAATCTGTTAATAAATGCTAATAAGTTTTTCTTCCACTGTCTTCTTGAGTAAGTGCTGAATGGTTGTGCTCCAAGGATTACTTGAACAGAAGAAAGAAAATCATTGATAATCTCCATATAGGATGATTGTAAATCGGGAATCTCTCTAATCGAAGAAATCTTTCTCATACTTGCGCGGAGTGGAGCCAATAAGCTTTCTATTAGTTCTTTTGTATTGTCTTCAAGAATAATCTCTGCTTTGTATTCAGCCACACCAGAGTTTATGCCCTCTGTTGTCTGATCAACAAAAAATACTTGACCTAGATTGCCGTCATTTAGAATGTTATCAACGATAGAGCATCCGTCTCTCAAACTAGCCACTCTCTTATATCTGCTGTCCTCTTTTAAGCCACACTTTTGGGAGCGCCCGGGAGTCAAAGAGTTTCCTGCTGCTTCATAGCCGGATGATTTTTGGTAGATGATTATATCCTTAATGTTTACGGCTGTTAGGAGGGTTTGATTATTTTCTATTAGTCCTCCAAATCTAGTGTTGTTTTTAGCGAAGTTTAATATATTGAATGTAAATGAGCCATTAACTTTGCCATTGCTTCCCCGAGACAAGGTTATCGGAGAGAAATAGCTATTATTCATCTTTGTATATCGAAAGTTTAAAGAATCTATGGTTCGTATGATTCGTAAATCTTTAACTCTGATATTTGGAACCTGTGTTATATCAAGATTGGGGTGTGAGCCTTCAATGTGAGTGTTCCCGACCATAAAGTTATTGTTTTGTATATGAGCGGATCCAGGCCAAATAGTTCCCTGCGTTCCGTATATGGGGTTGGTTTCCGCTAATCTATACACTGTTGAGTTCAAAAGTGTTTGATTTCCAGATACTATCGTTTCTTTAACAACATTGCCTACCAAGATTGTCTGCCCAACTTCCAACGTTGAACAAACTAAAACATATAAATCACTAGCTTGCGGTATGACAAAGTTCTTTTGGTAAAAAAAGCTGTAGATATCTTTGCTTTTTTCTGTTCTGGCTTTGACTGTGTAGTCCTTATACGAGGGCGCAAAAGCATAGTTGTTTTGGGAGTTGTTTTTTATTGTCTGTTTTAGTAGATCTCGATCTGATGCTAACAACTCAATCTCTGCTTTAGCGTTAGAAAAATATATAAAATTATTAAACTTTTTGTTTTTCTTTCTTAATAGGGTTTTCTGCTCATTAGAGATCCCTAGAGTTACAGCGTAGTCGCCGTTCGAATCCGTGTTAAATCTAACATCCTGTATGTTAATGAAAGGTATGCTATTTTTGTATGGACCAATAGATATAGTCATTAACACGGCTCCTCATTCTCAGTAGAGTATAGGTCTCTATTTAGCTTAATCCTGCTGGCATTCGTTGTTATTGCCGAATCATTGATATTTAGTTCTTGAATGACTTCTAGAGGAATCTCGCTGTCAAATAAAACATTCATAAAGTATTCAACATTATCCTGAGTTGAGCTAACTATCTCTGTGTCGCTTTCAGCGGTAAAGGACATTTGAGTATATCCCGTAGAACTTGATTGAAATACTTCTATTTCAAAGTTCTTTTTCTCAAAATTAGTATTTTCCTCAAGCAATTCTATCATTAAATAGTTTTCTTTTAATGCCAAAAAGATATTCTCATCACCCAAGTATCCGGTAATAGAATCAGAAGTTATTTCCCCCTGCTTAAAATAAGTTTCATAATCAATGCTTATATCAATCTGTGGAATGTGCTCGATATATCCTTCATCACTTAAATATCTTTGTGCCTGGGAGGCTGTCGGGTTTGATAAAACCTGTAGATTCCAAGCGGGAGCATACTTGATGCTCAAAGAAGAGCGACCTAATGGATACGCATCGATGGATCCTTTATCACCATAGGGCTGGCTCTTAAAGAACTCGACATTATTAGCAGGATCTGACGTGTGCCCTCCAATAGATGAGTTAAATGAAGAAGAAATAGAATCTACAAACCTTCCTACACGAAGTTCTGCGCCTTCCCTGGTTGGATTGATTTTTAACTTTGGAGTGTTGCTTTGGATTCTTGGTTCGGCATCGTTCTGATCCTCTGTATACCCAGATCCACTAACATCGTACATTACGTCATCATCGAAGAAGGCGTAATAAGTTGGATTTAGTTGGCCGGCCGCGAGACGATCTCGTCCATAGTTGGTGAGCATAACCTCAAGAACTTCTTCTTTTTTGTTAAAAAACTCCATTATGTATCATTTCCTACAGCTACTACTGGGGGACCGCCAGCAACATCTTTAGAAGCATACTGAACTGTTTCATCCAACTTAACTAGTTCGACCAATGAGAAGTAATCGTAGGGCCAGTTATATGAATAATCGCCAATGTTGTCTTCGAAAGCAGAAGTATCTTCTGTTACTAATGATCTTCTGTACTTCTCGAAAGATTTCTTGGCGCGCTTCTTAACCTTGAAAACAAGCCACTGAATATCCTCAGAGTTGTCAACGAGTAAATCAAGAACTTGCTTATCATCGATAACTACTTCTTTTTGCTCAAACTTTTCATTAATGTTTGGCGGCAAGTTTTGCCACATATCAGCGATATCTTGCTGTGTGATCGTTGCCGAGAACTCGAAAGCATACATCAATATTGGTTTAACTGTCGCATTCGTTACAAAGTCAAATTTTGGTGGGAATACATATTTCTCTAGTTTTTGACTAATGTTTTCATACTCGGCATTATCTTTCTTGATGCCAAAGAACTTTCTTCTATTGTTTACTGTCTTGAATGGAATCGCAACCACTGCTTCTTCAAGAACGTTTTGCTTCTTAACTTCCCCTACTCGTTGTGGGATTCCCGTGTCTATTCCAACTACATCAGCCAAAGATTTAAAATCAGTAAAGTTAAATGTAGCATTGGATATACCGGCAGTTCCATCGGTTTTTTCAACCACATAGAATACGCCTTCTTGTGAACCGGTCGGGATTATGCCGTATTGATGCCACATTCCTTTCACTTTTATCTGCTCTGCTGTTGAAAGTGCTCCATTGACAAAACTTCCCGTTGTTCTTGTGCTGTCAACATTCGCAAAGTTTAATATTGGGGTTTCAAACTTCGGCTGGATTAGCCAGCGCTTTTGAGGAGAAACTGTGCCTCGGGGAACTTCGGAATAATACTGTTTAAAATCAAAACATGAATCCATGTACATCGCTGTTCTATTGGGATATCCATCTCTTGCTTGTCTAGAATATACAAAGTATGTGTTTGATAATATCTCTTCTAGAGTCGGTACACCCGTAGTTTGTGCTGTGTATACAAACTCTATATCTGCCGAACCAGACCAGTAAGGGGCAGTTACATGCGTAAAGTACGAGCTTGCCGTGTGCGGAGTGTTCCCACCTAGTGGGTACCCAAAGGCACCTTCGCGGGAATACATATCAAAAGAACTCGTATCTACTTTTAGATCAGTAGTCAAAGTTCTAAACATTTTTAGACGCATTCTGTATTCTGATCCCGATACAACCGGCTCAAATTGGTCCTCTCTTTTGGAGGACATGCCCGACATTCCATTTGTGAAAAAGTTAGTTGTCTCACATAAGAAGTTGTCGATTGCTAGCTCGTAGAACTTCTTGCCAGCATTGATTTTCATGTATACATTTCCGGAGCCGCCACTATCAAGAAGTTCGTCATTTGCTACACCTGTGTCATACCACGCTCCTGAGCCGGTTATAAAGTTCTCGTTAAAATAGTTCAAAGGACGATATAGGGACTCAAAAGGCATCTTTTGGATGTAATAGCCATTGGCGCCGGGATAGGCTGGATTGTTCGATGAGAGAGAAATTTGTGCGCCATAGTTAACTGTACCTTCAAACAAGTATGAGGCAGTACAAGGCACAACCGGAATTGATTCATTCGCAGTAACATCTTTTGCGATAGTACCGGTATTGGCTAGGACGTAACTGCTTACACCAATGCCAGACTTAATAGTATTAAACAAAATACCCGGGGAAAATAATGGTTCTAAAAGTGTTCTATAAGATTGAGAGCGAATTGCGCTGCCGGCATCAGACACCTCAGCATACGGAGCATAAGACCGTGAGAATAAGGACGCCAACTCTACTGTTCTTTCTGCCGGGTAGAATCCCTTATATGGAAGGAACTTAAGAAGAGCATTACAGCGAAGAGAAACCTTATCTCTTTCGATCTTAAGAATCCCAGAACGTTGCTCATTTAGATCCTCATCAATAACAGAGAAATACTTTAAGAAATCAGAGTTTGAATAAGTCTTATAGAAATCAGTATGTGAACTATCACTGATAGCAGCCCCAGTCAGGCTAAACACATTATCAATATCAACTAAGAAATCACCCTCATTATCTTCTACATAAGTCTCTATAAGTTCACTGATTCTAAACTCTGGGACTATTGAGTGATCCTTTCCTACCAAAGCAATCTTTTCAGCATATGTAGAATAATCTTCATATGGCTTCTTACCTGATTGTGTTCCTGCTTCCCAAAGAGCATCGCCGGCATAAACTTTATCGCCCCCTGCACTCGATGATCCCGCAGGGACGCGGGCAGCATAGGTTGCCGCTGGTCTAATGTTTGCTACAGTTTGGAGACCAAATCTAGAATAAGAGTTCATCAGTTCGCCAGCACCATCATCAGTCCTAACAGACGATGTTGTAGCAAAGTTTAAGTGACCATCAAGAGGCCATGTTGAACTAGAATTAATGGCTACTCCCTGTGAGTTATCTTTCCCACCATATGTGGCAGAGCGCTTGGTTCTATCATCATCCCAAATGTTTGTGATAGTAAAGTTTGTTCTTCTACGAACTATATCATCAAACATATTGATATCTGATGGATATAGATTTTCTGTGTATGAAACTGCTACGCTCATGCTGCTACTTAAAGTGAAGTCAAGTATAGAGCGATAAGATTTAAGTCTGTCGACATTAGACTTTAATCCATAGAAGTTATTTAACTCATTGTGTGAGAAGTAATCGATCTCGTTTCTAAACGGAGCATCAACAATAACATTGTTTGCTACATTAGAATCTGATGTGTTGTCTTCCAACATAAAGGTTATTGGAGAAGAGTTCATCGAGATAGGAGCTTCTGTGAAGTCAACAAACGTGTTTGGCTTCAACCCTAAACTTGGTCCATCTTTCAAATCAAGCAAACGTTTTGGCGGGACTAGATAACCAATCTGGTTTGTTTCTCTTAAGTTTCTCGCGACCTTTGTCTCACCAGCACGGATTTGCTTCCAAGTTGGATATCCATATGGTCCGTTACGCATTGTAGTTAGAACATTCAACAAATCAGCATCGTTATCTAATGCTGATCCGTGCCAATAGTCTGCGTTAACATAAACCGATACAGAGTTTGAATCAAGTGGGAAACCTATTGTGTGAGAAGAAGCGGTTATTGGATCTACCAAAGCAGTTGTTAATCCAACAAATGTAGTATCTTCATATGTTCCTGATATGATTAGTTGACTTAAAGTGCTCGCGCTAAAACAAGATGGTCTATCATTTCCATAGATAATCTGTCCCACTGCCAGAGAAGCTGTAACCCAGGAATACTGCTGTGTAGAACGTGGGATAGCGTGCTGAACGAATAAGTTGTCAAATACTTCTTGCGTGAAGTATCCCGCAGAGGCAGAGGCAATACGTCGTCGTCGGTTTCTGTTAGTCTTGTGCCAAGAAGGAGTTGTAACATATGTGTTAGCCGGTACGGAGCCATACGCTGCATCAGAACCAAATGGACCAGCGTGAAGTGTGGCTCTTTGATCGAGCCCTCGATTCTTTCCAATCTGATCAACGATCGTGATAGTTCTTCCAGCAGTTGGATCAACTGACGCAGAACCGGATAAGCCATAGTTTCTAACGGAAAGATTTCGGTAAGGTAATACATTGTATACAGATAACTCTTCATGAGCAGGATCCATATAGCCCCGGGACATCACCTCGTAGCCGCAACCAGCGAACCGGTTAACAATGACAGTTTCATTTGAGTTCGCGCCGGTTCTGTTTGGAAGCTCGTAGTTTAGGTTGCCTCCTGTGTTTGCGTTATCTTCTCCGGTATCTATTATAGCATCGGCGCCGCCAGTGAATCCGGTTGCCCTTAAGTTTCCAGAGCTGTCATCTGTGATAGTTCCATTACCTAATACGCCACCAGCCCCTTGTACTATATCAATCGTATCGGCGCCGTTAGCGCTCGTGGTGCCGCCGTAAACAGTTCCAAAAGGAGAGTCATCTAAAGCGTCCTGAAGAATATCACGGGTAACCGTGAGTGAGCCTTTAACCTGCACAAGTATGGTTGGATAACCTGAGAAATCAGTAGACGCTGTTGTAAAAAAGATTGCTATGTTTTGAACAACTCCATCATTTCTTAAAAACGGTATATCAAAGGCTTGAACGGATGATGATGGAGGATTATTGAGAAGTCCAATAGTACCTGTCGCTTTTACAGCCGGTGACGATACTGCGTAATAAAGCGGAAAGCGCCCTCTTGTCGCTAGTGTCTCTGGATAAAGAGCAAAATCAAATGATTGATCTTGGAAAAACGGATCATTGATAGAACGGCCTGCCGTCTGAATGACTTGATAGTTTTTCTGGTAGTTACCGATTGCGTTGTGGGTTATTGTTCCCGACAATCTTGTTCCGACAGAGGCAGTTGTCATTAAGATATTCTTAATGTTAACCGCACGTTTTGCCGTTTCATCTCTGAACCTCTGGGCTGTTGGTAGATCAGCCAGCCATCCTAGGGGAGCAGAGCCCGATGGAGAGTCCGCAAACGGATAGTTTGGTGGAACTATGCCTAATGCTCCAACCGCACCAGACGGTATCTCAGCGCTTCCAGTGTCTAATCCCAGAGTTAGGCGGAAGCCTTCTGCTCTATTTTCGCGAGTGTCAGTGCCGGCATTTAACTCTGTATGTCGATAATATCTTCCGCCAACAAACTTCTCTGTGAATGGACCCTGTAATGGGGTGTCAGTATTATTAACAAAGTCATTGTGTAAGTTTGTGACAGTTACGCCTGACTTATATCCTGCGGATACTACTGAGTTGTATCCTGTTGTAACAGAAGAACTATATAAGCTAAATGGGGCATACATGTTGCCATCAAATTTTAACTTATCGTTGTCGCCTCTGTTGATTGACGGGTTCAATCCAAAGCCTAGTCTTTGCTTGGCTTCCGGAGAGTATACGTCTGGTGTATCAATCAACTCTTCCACATCCGTATCAAAGGACAACATAATATTTTTTGGAATATTAGATGTCGCTACAAGAGGACCATAAGGCTGTGTAGCTGCGAAAGCAAAATCAGGCTTGTTACTTTGGTGGCGCGATGTACCAGCAAGTGCCGTCTGTGCTTGTACAGACAGTTTAACTGGTGATCCAATCCTTCTGTTATAACCAGAACGTACTGCGTCTAGAATGCCAGTTCTATCTGAGGATGTCGATTCTTTGCGATATCTTTGCCATGGTAGATTAGCATTTTCTTGATCTGCTGATTCATCCGGGGAGTGTAAGAACTTCCACCTTTTAGTTTGAAGATAGTTGGATGACCCAACCTGTCTCTTTGTCAGTTTAGTGGTAGAGTTTATCCCAGAGCCTGCTGCTAAATCATGATGACTCGAATCTGATGGATATTCCCCGTTAGGCGTATCAACAATCCCAGATATATCTGTTGTTCCCTTTTTCTCAAGGAAAGGAAATATATTTCTGTATTTTGATCTCTCTAGAATGTGGTTTTCTATAATAGTTTTTATGTTATCGGAGAAATCGGCTGATGCTGGAACAAGCTGACCGAGCATCACTGACAAAGAAGAGTCAAACCACTTATAGAACTCATAGAACTTGTCAAAGTCTAGTTCATCGTTGCCAACTTTCTCAAAGAACTTCTGTCGCATAAACTTAAGTTGTTTATACTCAGGACGGAACCTTTCAACGGGATCTCCTATTAAGTTGTGAAGATCTTTAAGGTTTGCAAAGTAGTTGATAATCTCCTCAGAGATCGTCTGATACATGCTCTTTTCAAAAGCAAAGTAATAGTTTATCGGTCTTGACTCAGTTGTAAAGACATCTTGGTCTTCGGTTGATAGAACCTTGACCATATCCTCCGATTGCATGTTCTCTGGTAGATTAAGTTTAGAAGATACAACGTAATCTTTATCTATTGCTGTGGTGGAGGATACCTTAAAGAAGTCACCCCTAGCAGTATGCTGCTTGTTTAGGATATTTCCTAAATCACCAAATCTTGTAAAATCGGCTGACCCAGAACTAATGTCATCAACTACTAGTTGTCCTAGCGTATTAGAGCCAGTATTAGTTAAGAACTCCCAGTTAAATGTTAGAGTATCGAACTGTGTTACGTCTCCAAAAGAAGCTGATGGATTAAACGGGAAGGCATAAAGATGAGGCTGCAGTGCTCCATAGTTTTCAGTATCTAGCGAGTGTGCTGCTAATGCTTCATCTGGAATATAATCGAGCCAATATCTACAAGCATTAACCTTTATATCCGATGTCTCTAACACAGAACCGGTAAAGTTTGTTCTGTGTGCTCCAATATAAAATCTCTTGTTGTCGGTAACGAATGCTGCTGGAGGATTCGTTACAGTTCCAGAAACTGTGAACTGCTCTAGAATCTCTCCCGAATCGGTCTCAACGCCGTGAAGTTCAACAACGTAGTTTGTGTTAGTGCCGTCGACCAAACCTCTTAATGGATATTGTTCTGGTCTTATTCTAACTGAAAGGTTCCAAGTTGTGTTGTTATACACATCCTCATATAGGACAGACGATATTTCCGGCACGGATCCACCAGCAGTGCCGGTTAATACAAACTTAACATTTGTAGAATCCAACTCATCTCTAACGGCATAAACTTGGAAGTTTGATGCGTCAGATGCAGCCCACGTTGTATCAGATGCTGTGTTTACTGCTGTGTGGACGCCGAATAGTGATGCGCTTATAGTATTAGTATTAACATAAACAGTTGAAGATTTGTCCAACTTAAGGGGAAAGAGTATGTCTGCTTCCAATGTAGTAGCATACCCATCGGACAAACTTGTGCTAGACGTTACATAGCCAACAGAATTTGCATTTGAAGAATCAGCATAGTTGTATACTGTCGCAGATTTGTTCTCGGCAGTATTAAAGTTAGCAAACTTATCTGCGACGACGACGTTTCTTCTGTTGTTTCGCATTTCATACTGAACGTTGTCAGCATACATGTTAAGTTTTATAAGTTCGTCATCAATACCAAAGCAGCGAATCAAGTTTCTAAACGACTTTACTGTTCCCTTGGATTTGTAAATGTAGTTTAAGTTGTTGTAAATGTTCTGGTAGATAATGTTCTTTGTATCGTGTAAAGACTTTTCGTATACAAGATCTTCACTTCTATCGGCTAGTTTCTCAAGAACATCAGCATCTAAGAAGATCTCTGGTGCCACAAAACCGTATGAGGATAATAGTTTTTCAGCAAATGGTAGTGGCTTATCACTTCCGCTAAGGTATTGGATATTCTTAAGTTGGTTTAAGTTCTCGATCTGAAGATGTAATGTATCAAAATAACTGGAGATTATTTGTGTTAGATACTTAACATTCTTTGATCCCTCAATATCTTCCTCTGTAATCCATGAAGGAATCGAGTTGTATATGGACGCATTGTTATTAACATCGTGAGCCGATCCAGAGGATTCCAATCCCGAAGATAATGACACCACCTCTGGGTGGAAAGAATAAATGATAGGATCTTTGAACTCACTTATGGCTGCGTTTGAAAGAACAATCGCAGAGCCGGTGTTTCTAGAGTTAGTGGTGTAACCTGTCCAGGCGCCATTTGAGAAACGACCAGAGTAATCCAAAACTGAACTATCAGTTGCTGTAACTCCCGTGATTCCTTCGTTAAACTTAAAGTAAACTCCCAAGTCTACATTGGCAGACTCTTCTGTTGTTGTAAATGGAGTTGGATCGGTGTTGACTCCACCTCCAACTTGAGTAAACCAAAAGCGACCTATTTCCTTAGAAGAACGCTGCGTTTTCCAGTACCTAAGTTCGTCTACTGATCCAGATAACTTACCGGCGCCTACTGCTGCTGTTGAGCCGGAAGGCGAAGCAATAAGAGCACCAATGTATGCTCTCAGGCTTGAACTATCCGTATCATTAATGCCGGCAGTTCCAAGAGTGCTTTCGTTATTTAAATCTCCATCTACATAGAATCTTGTAGTTACGCCACTTGATGCTGATTTGGCTGTTACAGCATAATGGTGCCAGTTACTATCAGCAACCGATGCTGTTGTAAATGTAGATGCTGCAATAGATTGCTGGTAGAATCCTGTTGAGCCAGAGTAGATCGTAAGAAGAAATGGATCTAAACCATCTGCGGCTCCGGAGAGTTCTAATCTAAATCTAACATAATCAGCAGAAGATGAGTTTTCGCCATTCCAAAGATCGAAGAGAACTTCTTTTTCTGTGGAACTGGTTATAAAACTGGCTTTATTAAGCCAGAACTCTAAGGAAGCACCTTGAGTTGCTAAATCGATCTCTAAGTTGGAGCCCCTGTTCTTATCTGGCTCATAATAGTTAGAACCTGTGAACTGTGTAGAAAGTGGTGTAGAGCCATTTGGATTAGGGTTCGGGCCACCTTTTACATAAATGTATTCTAGATCGCCAGATAATCCATACCCATCAGCGGTGGAAGTCTGTGTTCCCCAGCCGTCTGCGGACATAATCGCATACCCGTTTGTTCTAGGGTATAGGTTGTCATAGATATGTAAATCAATGTAAGTGGACGCGTTTTGCCATTCAAGGCGCTCTCTTAATGAACCATCGTATGGATATTCATTATATATTCTTTTAATGGCTTGATCATAGTATTCAACAGCCGAACCATAACGAGCAAAGTTAGCAGGATCAGAAAAGTCTACCCTAGGGATATACCTTTCTTCCTCGATAATGTCTTGTACATGATATTCAGCCGACTCTACTTGAGAGCCGATTTCTTCTGCTGTTTTACCTGACAGAGACTTTATGTCTTCTGTTATCTCAAAATACTTTTTTAAGCTCATACTTTAACTATTCTTCAACTCTAAATTTGAACGTTTGAGGTTGCTCTTGCCAAGAATTAATGCTGTCATTATAATAAGATAATCTTATCTCATACATATAGTCTGCTTCCAAAAGAGACATATCTAAATCAAAGTAGTTGCCTTCTTTGTCGTAGGATAAGTAAGTGCTGTAATCCGAACCAGTTCCGTAAGGGACTGCTGACAGATTATCTGTTACGCGATATACACCGTATGAAGCACTCTCAATAATATCAGTTGGATTGTTTGCTGTCGCAACTGTATAGATCGTTGGAGACCAGTTCCTATCGCGAACAAAGAACCTAAATCTTGCTGTATCTTGTCTCGAATACTTCTTTTTAAGATTTCTACAAGATGTAATCCTATTGAATGTTGGGGCACTATCGTAAGTTGGCATCAACTCTGGATAGAATGAGCCAGTAAAGAACTCTACTCCCCCGGAGTGCCATACATCGTGTATCTCTTGAAGGGGTGTAGAAGCCGCCGTAAGAGCCACATCACAAGAATAGATGCCAGGACTCACATAACTTGCCGTAGCGTTTGTATCGCCGGCAGAGACCGTGCTTCCTCCTGCTGATAATGCGATTGCTGAGCCGGTTGGTGTTCCAAAAGAACTTGAGTAGAAAGATACTGATAAGTCTCCTGTGCCAACTGATGGGAGGTTTCTCAATCCGCCTCTTACATAGTTGTAGAAATACAGGCTATTTAAGTTAAATTCTGCCGGCGCCCGGGATGAAGAGAAGTAAAAGTTCTCTCTGTCGTCTTGGACACGCGAGTCCCAGCGCGCTTCCAAAACAGGACGCTTAAAAAAGAACTCACTCGATCGGGCAAAGAACTTCTTTGTGTAATATGATTGAGTTGCCCCGACAGTATTCTGGATTATAGAACCAGAGTTTGTTCCCAAAGAAGATGAAAAATAAGCTTCCTGAGATGCTGTTAGACGAATACCGAATCCATAGTTGTTATACTCGCCGCCAGTGGCGCCAGTAATCCAGTTCTCTACAACAGTAGTAACATCTAACTCTAGATTCTCATACCCTTTCTCAAATCTAACATTATAGTTGTCTTGAGATAAGTAATCGCCACCAACACTAGTCCAAGATGTGCTGCTATTAGTTTTAATCCAGTTGGATGTTCCAAGATCTTGATACTCATCCATATCAAGACCGGTGCCTTCATTCCAAGACTGCGAGATTGGAGCAACAACTAAGTTAAAGTCTTGTGGTAAAGTAAAGGGATGTTCTGCGTTGAACATTTTTAAAAAGAATGAAACTGAACCAGATGCCGGTATTGTACCTGCCGTTCGATCGGCAGAAACCTTAGAAACCGGAAAGTCAATCAAGATTCTGGATAGTTCCTGTGATTGTCCGGCAGATCCTGACTCTTGTCCGTAAATAGAAAACACTTCTAAAGAATCGGCATAACCCATGTTCGAGCCAGAACCTCTAGTTACAAGATTGGCTTCATAAGCATTTGTAATCGTATTATCTGCGCTAGCAGTATATCTGAGAATCGCCATTATCTAATAGCTCCCTTAATATCAATGTTGGCAAACTTAAGTTCAAACACAGCATTGTTCTTGCCTTCTATTCTTCTGCCATCTGCTGATAGGTTATCTGTAAAGTTAAATGATGTGCTCGCATACGATGCGCCGGATTTCCCAACGATTTCCAAATCAACAACATCAATAATCCCATTCACCTTTTGAAGAACTTTATAGAAATCTGTTATTAGGATAGACTCGCCTATATCATACTGATTCTTTATTAGAAAATCTCTAATCGCGTTGTTTGCTCGGCTAATAACAGTATATCGGTTGGTGTTTAGATCTATCGCAACGGAATAGTTAATCCCAAAGTTTACTATCTCCGCATCCAATATATCAATAGTATCATTAACTACCTTATATTGTATAAGCCAGTTTTTTAAGTTGTTTTTAAGTGTTGTGTTGGCAGGTAGCAACTTTCCACTAGTGTTTTGTGATATAACATAGATGTTAAGATTTCTCTTAAACTCATCAAAGTCTCTAACTACGGCTGCTCTTTTAATAGAACCAAACTTGGCTGGCATTCCATAACAAATGGACTGGTAATCTTGGATTGTGACTGCTCTATTTTGAGTTGCGTAAAATCCAAATACTCTTTGTTTAACCTCTGATGTGGAAGGTAGCGAGACATCGCCAACAAAAGGCTCCTCGTTTAGCACTTCCAGGGATGATACAACACCATTTCTTAATGCCTGCGATAGTGACCCTTGCGAGGCAAACCTAAATATCGGGCGATCGACACCGACTATGGTGTTTTCAGCAGCATTAACATCATTTGTTAAGTTGACTCTATAACCTATTCTTAGGGATGTATCTGCTGGTGCGATTCCAAACTTATCGGTGCTTATAAGTTTTGTTGGATCAAAATCCAAGTCAGTTATATAAGTTCTGCCATTCAAATCCAAAACAAGATTGCTAGGATCCGCTACCGAGTTGGACAACAACTCTGAATCAGAACCATACCCAAACTGTAAGTATGTTTTGTTTCCTTCTCTTTCGACTGTAAACCTTCTGGCAACCGGGACTGCTTTGAGAATGTTTCTAACAGTAGAGTTAGTTGATGTGTTCGTATTTCTTATTGCCTTGTATACAACGTTTTGAGATAGGTGATCTACTTCAACGTATTCGTGACCTTCTGTATCAGTAACAGAGAGTACTTCTGCTACTCTACTGTTTTCTAGATCTACACGTAAGAATCTCTGGAACTGTCCTACCGTGGTCTCTTTAAATAAGGTTCGTCCTGAAACTGCTCTACCTTGTGATCGAATCACATAGTTTGTTGGGTTTCCGGTTGTAGAATCAACAGTTCCAACGACAACTTGGTTTGTAGAGACAGCGAAGTCAACATCTTCTAGTAAAGTATACAGACCTCCACCAGTTGAAGAGAAAATGGATCCAGCCCGTAACACCGGAGCATAGTCTAGATTTGGACCAGCAGTGTTGTTATCAGACGGCACTTGGACATAAAAAGTAAGCAAGCCATAAGATGAGGGGCTAGTGTTTAGTTTGAACCCCATCTGGCGCGCAAGGCGCACTACATTGTTATATTCGATCGATGTTTCTAAGAAGGACTCGTTTGTTTGATAATCTAGATAAAAAGATAAGATGTCGCCAATATACGAAACCGTATCCAGCATCAATGAACCAAAAGATGCCTTGTTGAAATCTTTATAGTTATCGGGGTAATATCTTTTAGCGTAGTTCTCTAAATCCCTACGAATAGAATCAAAGTCGCGACTTGTGTAATCGATTGGTTGTAGTTTCTTAGGCATAGTTTACTTCTCTAAATAGGTTGGTCGACATCAATTTGCAGTGCTGTTGAACGTTGGAGTGGCAATATTGTAAATAATATTGAAACAGATAAGTTATGTGGAAATATATCTGGATTGTCTTCTGGTATCTGAAACTGTATATCGTCAATGCGAATGTATCTTAAGTATCTCTGCGTTTGCTCTCTTATTCTTGAAGATATATTAGAGTAGGTATTACTATCATTTAACTCAAATAAATACCTGCGCAAACCTACGCCAAAGTTTGGATCCATTATCCTTTCACCCGGGATGGTAAGAATAAGCATTTTTAGATTCTGCTTTGCTAAATCTTCAAAATTTGTATTTAAGTTATATGGGCCAAATACTTCACTTACAGTTAATGGAAGTTTTGGCGAAAGTCCGGACGGCATTTATCCTCTCCTAAGTTTGTTCCTCAGTATCCCCACATGGAGATTCTTCGGTAACTGGGTCTACTTGATCACTACACTCGTTTTCGTTAGCATTTTGGGCGCTAGCATCAACAACATTTTGCGTTTGGTTTGTAATATCATTTTTAAGTAGTTCCAATAGCAAATAAATCAATCCCAGAGGACTCGGCGGCATCATTAGCATTCCAGATACAGTGCCTGTAAAATCTACACCATCTATCGATATTCGCGGGAAGAAGTTCTCTGGTATCTCTGCCGTGGGGCGGTCGGTACCTTCGAGTCCAGCATTCATTCCATTCTCGACCAAGCAGAAAAGAATTGATAATAGATCTTCGCCTGTTAAGTTTGGCTCAATAGGTATAAGAAGTTCTTCTGTGGCTGCAGCTATTTGTTCATTGGCAGCTCTTACAGCAGGATCTATTGCGGCTGCTAGTTCATTGAAAGCAAATCCCGTTCCGGTCTTAATCACTTTGGATATCGCAACGTGTGGATCGATCAGTTCTGTGAGTCCCTTCAAGATGTCAATCGGTGTCTTAATAATCATCTTGAGAATAAAGTCTCTTGCTGCCGAGTTAAAGGCAGCATTCTGATCTTGCCCGGTTGAACTTGCTACTGCCGCATTGGAGGCAGGTCTAGATAAGTCTGGTGTTGAATCAAAGTTATTATCATTTGCGATCGTAGATAATAATATACTTAATACCCTATCTTTTGGCGCGACAAAGGCGTTGTTAATGCCTTGAAAATACTCTGATGTAAGATAAAAGTTATGTATTAAGGGTATTAAAGATATCGTATCTGAATCAAATGTAGTTGAGAAGAACCTGTCAAAGTTTTGATTATTAAGAATAAAACTTATATCATCATCTTTATAATCAATCCCAAGAGTCTTAATAAGATGTTCTTGTGTGGATACAGCAGTAGAAACAGCTTCTTGTCTTAAATCTAACTCTTGATTAAGAACAAACAACAGGTTCTCGACGCGAGTGGGTGTCCATCGTCCTAATCTGCCATTTAGTGAAGGTCCGCTGGGGGGACCCGGGGGCCTGGGGAAAACATCATAGGAAAAATCTCCAAGAAGAACCTGATATATTAAGATTAGGTTTCGAACTGTATAGGTACGAACGTCATCGGGGGGCTGGACTAACTGGCTCCAAAAGAATCTCTCGGCATCTGCGCGTGTGTATGAGAGGAAGTTTGTCAAGTCAGTTGTCTGAAAATTTAAGTCTGTATACCATTGATCTATATTAAACTCTGGGAATATTTGCTGCTTAAAGTCTAGCGGAGTATTGCTAAATAAGTCTGCTGCTCTCTGGATTGTCCGACTTGAATCTTCCAACAACTCCAACCATAACTCACGACGCGAAGAGTTGGCATCACCTAGGTTTCCTTTTGTAGGAGTAACAGGCTCAGGCTCATCAGGCTGAAAACTAAAACCGGGACCTCCATTTCCAGCGTCAGATAAAGGCAATCCTAACTCGCTATGTAGTTCATTTATGCTGCTGATTGCAGCATTGCGATCTGTTGTGTTTTGGCCGATAAAATAAGTTGTCATAATAAATCCCTATGATGGTATAGATGGCAAACCACCCACAGGGATCCCTCCACTTGTCTGTTGACTATCTGATGAAACAGGAGCAAACCCTTCGTTTCTGTATCCTAAATCTAACAATCTATAAACATTTGTCCCTCGTTTAAACCATAACTTAAAATAACGGCGTCCTGTAATGTCTTCTTCGCTGACTGGCTCAGAAAACCCAGAATCATTATCGGTTTGTTGTGTTTCATCTAAAGTTCCCTTAACTTGCCACCCATATCTTATTACTGGATTTTCTGCTCCTCCGAGTAATATAGCAACTCCGGGTATTGCTTCTGTTAAAACAGCATTCGGATAATCTGACTGAATAAGGCTTCTGGCTGTGTTAAGTGCCCAATACTCATCCTCTGTGGATGTGCTAGATATATGAACAAAGATTCTATTTGTATTTGTATTCTCGATCACTGTTTCATTAACGTATCTTTGTTGTACTTGCGTTAATGGATTTTGCTGGCTTGGATATATAACATTCCCAAAATCAGATGCGGAAACGGGCAGAGGATCTAGATTTCTATCTTGTCTTTCAGAGGTTAATAGATTCTCATATTGCTCTTCCGCAGCAACCGCAGCATTTTCTCCCGAAAGTTTCATTGTCATCATTAAGCCAGTTTCTGGAATATTTAGGACCTCTATTGATGATGGAGTCAGTTGAGACAGCGCGCTAGAAATAGCAGCAGGATCATCGTTCCCAACTGTTATTCCCGGGAGAGTTCTCAATATAGACTCGTTAAACGACATTTGATTTGTATTCGGGAGCGCTTTTCGCAACGCATTGTTGATTGCTTGCCTGCTTCTATCAATCCTATCTGTTATTAGGAAGTCCAGTATCTCATCAAACCCAAAGAAGGTGTCTTCATCTGTTACCGAAAACTGTGTGCCGGCAGGGATCGCGACGGAACCATCGAGATATAGTATACCTCCCCTATTAACAACAACTGATCTTTGCGACTTTAAGTTGAAATAGGAAGTTAAGTCCATTCGTATTCTATTTTCTGCTGATGGCTCAATATTATCAAAGTAAGTTAATAGCGATTGTAATATTTGTGATCTTATAAAGGTGAACACAAAACTGTTTCTGTCAAGAATGTTGTCGATGTTATACGCCGACATAACAAAAATATTCTTGATGATAGTTTCTGCTATGTGTATTTGAACCATTAGCAGATACATTCCATACTTTATAACATTTCTAACCTTTGAACTTAATGGAACATCCTCGCCACTACAAGCTGATTCTTTATATTCCTCAATCATTTGATTGATGATACCTTGGATATCTAGAAAATCTCCTAGTTCATCAGGAGGACAGTTATCTGTTTGGCTAAAAAAGTTTAAGGATTGTAATGTTGCTGCGTCAAATATTCCGTTGTCCAAGATATATTCAAAGGCGTTCTCTACCAACTGTCCGTATACTCTCGGGAAGTCACTGTAATAGACTTCTTTATCCATATCTAGAGTTTGCTCGCTAAGAGAATCTAGGAACGGTTGGGCAAACTTCTGTGCGAAAACATTTACATTCTCTAAAACATTTTCCTGTTCCTGTGGTTCTGAGGTGGTCCATTCTGCTGCTGTCGCAAACTTTTCACCTCCTAGGATTTCATCTTCCGCATTGTTTTGATAGAACCGATCCAGATTGAAATCTATTTTTAACTGTGAGTCGTTTTGTGTTTCTCCTCTGGCTGGGTATATCAAGGAAAGACTGTTTGGAGTTCTCGTTATCGGCTCAATATCGCGGGCAAGACCGGATTGTGCTTGGTCTTGTGCTACATCTGAAATCTCTTCATCCTCAATATCTGTAATACTCTCAAATATATCCTCCTCATCCGGATTAGGACCAGAGTCTATGTCGGATTGTGCTTCAAAAAACGGAATGGTGCCAGAGTCACCACCGATAACTGGCAGTGTCGATTGCGCATCGGGGCTAGGTCCTGAACCAATCAGAGACTGTTCTTGATAAAATGGAACATCAGTAGGATTATCAAACTTAAATAATAGCTCTAAATCTTCATAATCTTGATTAGCACCTTCAACTCCTTGAACTGTGATTCTAGAACTATAAAATTTTTGTGTCGTGGTTGACAACTCAGTGGCATTATAACTGAATGTGTCTGGCTGTATGTAATCTCTAAACCTGTTTATGAACTCTTGGTTAAACTTGTATGTTGTAAATACCGGGTTCGCAGCTGCCTGTGGATCATTTAGTTGTTCTAGTTTGTTTGCTATTCCGGTGATTCCATTTGTAAACTCAGGATCATTTAACGTATCCGACAATATCCCGAGAACTGCGGCGCCACCGTCTTCCAAAGTATTTAGGTCAAACCCTAAGGCACTTGGCAGATCTACGGGGCAGTTGTCTAAATCTATTGTATTACCTACTCCTTCGAGAGCAGTTATAATCGCTGTCAAGAAGTCCAAGTTGATAGCAGAACCAGAAGGCTCAATGCCTGCGTTCACGAAAGAGTCCAGAACCGGTGACTGGTTTTGTAAAACCGGTTCCAACAAAATCTCTTTTGCCGAATCTGCTGATGATATAAACTGTAACTGAACAGTTTCTGCCAAAACATTGAACGTCTCGGGGATTGACTTAGAGATTGTTGGGTCAACAAACTCGCTATCCGGACACTCTAAATCAAAATTCGGAGGATTAACCGTTAGGCCATTCTCAATAAGATCCAAAAGTTCTTGTAGATTTTCGTCTGCTAAATCTCCCTCATTCAAACAAACATTATCTTGGTTTATCTCGTAAAGTTCATTTGCTATTTGATTACATAAAGATGTTGCGTCTATAACTGCTGATAAATCAGCAAAAAAGCCTAGTATATCTGATGTTGAGTTAAGGTTATTTCTTACAACATCCAATGAGTAGTCTTGGTTGAACTCTAAAATGTTGTCCAATAAGCTGTCCGGCGCGTCTTCGCGGTTAAGAAGAAGGATGCATATATCGATTGAACTTAATATAACTGATAGATCACTTAAATATTGTAATATTTGTTCGTTTGACAACCCATTTTTGCTTGATAACTGGTCTAGTTGAGAACCGGCGCCAACAGTAGGAAGCAAACTGTTTTCCGGATTAGGATTGTTATCTATAAAATCAACTAAGTCATTGGCTCCATAGTCTGAGGATCTTGGCGTATTTAGATTACAGTTTTCTCTTAGTAGTTCGGCAACCTTTTTAATAACTTCCAATACAGTTTGCTGGATTGTGTCGATGATCGTCTTCTCTATCTCTTTCCATAAGTCCCCAGAAATAGTAAAAGGCTTAAACATTTCCAGATCAATACTTGGTTGATTGATTGGGGATGATTTTGGCTTATCGGGAGGGTAGTATATGGACGATGAGGACCTAACTAGCGCATTCTGTACAGCTTTATTGATTCTACCTAGCTCTACATTCATGCCAAATGTCATACATATAAAAGCTTCTTTGGCTAGTTCATCTATTCCCAGTTGTCTAAAAAGATATTTAAGCTCCGGGTTTTGATCCATAAAACCAAAAGGGCCGTCTTCTAGAACTCTTCCTATTACCTTAGTTACCTCAACACCGGTATTTAATACTTTAGCCTTCTGGGCTGCTGCCACTCTCTTGTAAACATCTGGGTTATCCGCTACTTCTTGTTTTAGTTTTTGTAGTTCATCTGTATCAAAGTAATCTTTAAAGCTTTTTTCTAACGAATCAACATTATTGACATCTATGAGACCATATTCATTAGCTACTTTTAGTAGTATATTATCTAGTTCTTTCTTAGGCTGCGGATTAAAGTTGTCGAAAACGGTGCCGGGGGGACGGTTAAGAGAATCTTTTACTGTATCATCGTCCAAGAAATCAAAAAATGAATAACTTGTTCCTGAGTTGTTCGCGCCCTGAATGGATGTTAGGACATTCCGGTAGTTTCTTAGGAGCGCCAATGTAAGCGGATCCTGTAAGAGTTTGTTATATTTAGCGATTGAGAAGTAGCCTATCTTGAGTGGCTCGCTTTGAATCGATTTTTCTATCAAAAGATAGTTTATTCCAGATATCGCTATCTTTCCGTTCTTCTTGCCGAACAAAAGAGTTAAAGTATCTGCTTCCGAAAAGTCATAACTTGGAGACTGGATCCGCAGCTGTCTTGTAAGTTCTGTTACTAACAGGTTGAGTATCTTTGTCGCGGCGATACTCATATATCCAAAGTCAACATTTAAGTCTATTTGACCCTCAAAGCCTTTATACTGAGAATCAAAAGTCTTTAGTCCATTATTTAAAAGCTTGTTCTCAGTACCGATTGTTCCTACTGTGAGCGTCGTCTCAGCAATAGAGCTTCCTATACCTTCTCTCTCATTAAAGAAATCTAAGTTAGGCTCATAGAGCGGCATCTTGCTGTCAGCTTCTAGTTCTTCTCTTTTGCTGTCGAAGTCATATCTAAGGTTTAATACAACAACGATTTTTGGACCAGGGGGGCTCGTTTCATAGCTCGTGTCAACCCTGACCAGATTCTTTAACTCATCTTTTATTTCAGAAGCAACATCTATGATACTAATATCACAACTAGGCTTATTAGAGTTTGGATCGCAGTTAGTCTGGAAATACTGAACATCAAATAAGTATGAATAAAACTCTGGCAAGTATGAGGTTATGAACTCTTGGACAGCAGCCTCCTTTATTCCATCATCCAACGGAGCAAGAGGAAGCAGATCCTTATTAACTTTAATCTTTACTTTGTAAAGTCCGCTTTCTTTTTCATAGAACGGAACATTAAAAGTGCTATTTTTATACATAACCATAATATATTTAATTTGTGCTGTTATATTTGCTTAATATAAATAGACCCTTATCATTTTCTGTGGCCTCTGCTCCTGCGGGAGTATCTAAATAGTTTTGCTTGATGCCGCTCATCTTTTGCATGTGTAGCATTAACTGTACCTCTACATTGGTGAGAGTATTGATTAGAGCCTCTGTGCCCTTCGGTAATAGATTTTCAAAGTCAGGTGATGTCAGTTGTCCATAAAAAGGCGAACGGTGTGTGTGCGTCAGTAGAGCCTGCGTTAGGGTCCTGTTGTATTCAAGGAAGTTTTTGAAAAGCTCTCTTAAATCGTGGATAGCATCAATCGTCTCAGTTAAACATCTTTGAAGGTTCGCTCCCTTTACCATTGGTTGTAGATCCGAATCATCATTCATCGCGATTAGATCGATACCATAAGCCTGGGTGGATGCGTTTGTTAAGTCTCCACCTTGAGAGTTTTCCTTATCCGTTCTGGTTACTAGTTTTATATTTTCGCGCGCGACGAACCTTAATGTATCTGCTTTCAAAGCCACCGTGCTGCGAGGACTATCTCCGGTGGTATTACCGACTGTGCCCTCTGGAAGTCCGAAATATGAATCTACATTTGCTTTCTGTGAAATATAGACGCGCGCAGCATCAAGCTTAAAGTTAGGATCGACATTTATAAGTTTTCCCTTATTGTCTCTATGGACTGCTCTGTATCCTAATCTGCCGGCAACCATATCAATAGAAGCACAGTGAGTATCTTTTGAGCCACCATATCCTGATAATATGTTGCTTGGTCTGTCTAAGCCGAGAACTATAAAAGAGTTTCCTTTATTGACAACCTTCTCTTCTTTAACAGAAATGTATACCGGAACGTCGAAGTTGCGTCTTGTTCCTTTTCCAAATCCAAAATACTGTGCTTTTCCTTCTTCTGTCAGCGAGTCATAAGTGGCCCGATCGGATTTGGGAATGAGGTTTTCATTAATTGCTGGGTTTTTCTTGTTTGCCATAGGTTATGTTAGATTGTTGGGGTTGTCCCAGTGATAGCGGCGTATTCTTTCGATAAGCGAGGAGCATATTTTTTAACATTTGCTGGACCATTGTAGAGGCTAGCCAGTTTTTCCCAATCCTTCTTTTTGGCTGCTGTCTTTGCACCGGGAGAACCTTTAAACCACGTCAGAAGTAACTCATATGAAACACCTTCTGGATCAGACTTAAAGCGAGCTAGCTCACCTTCTGGATTTGAGCGATATCCTTCAAAGTTATATCCCAGTACCTGATACAACCCAAACGATGTAGAATACATTGCTAGTGGGGCGTTAACTGCATATGCGCGGTCGAATGCGTTTTTATTTGTCTCGCTAGCAACGAGTGAAAAAGGTACTTTGTCATTACGAGTGAATGGGATTTTAGATAGTTCCGTATTACTTACGCCGAACTCTGCTGCCTTCTCATAAAATTTGTGAGGCTCAAATCTGATTGCTGACGCAGAGCCACCGGATTCTACTGCTTCGATAGCTTGAATAACCGCCGATTCTACACCCAGAGCATCCGCAGCTGCCTGTTGGGCTTCGGTCGGAGGTCCGGGTTTTGACTTTGCAACATAGTTGGAATTTGCACCGTCACCCAAAGGAGCCGGTATACCCTTCCTAAACGCTTCGTTTATCGCTTCTGACGCGATATTCTCGATTTGAATCGGTCCACCAACCTTTCTAACTATTCTTGGATTAAAAAGGTTATTTATGTCTTCATATTTAACCGCTACCAGAGTTCCTAACTCCAAAGGTAAGTTTTGTGTTCCTTCTACGTCGGAATAAATATCTGGATATGTTATTAATACCGGATCATTAAAGGATTTTGGCGCAGGACGACATTCAAGCTCGGGAATATATACTTTATAAGCAAAAGAAGCATATTTTTTTGGCTTTTCTTCTGCACTTTCCTCATCACCGGTTTCATTTATCTTATATACAAACTCTTCAAACATTGCTGTTCTGTTTTTGTATGACGGATATGCCACGGGACGATAGCTTACAATCACTCCATTAAGTTCTGCGACGTTATCGAGGGTGTCTTTTCCAAAGACTTTTTCCACAGCAAAGCGCAGGAAGGTGGTAGCACCGGTTCTCCGTCTATCGCCAGAGTCTCCGGAACTATTATCTTCTAGATTATTAAGAGAACCATAAGGCAAGTCAGATAACTTTATTTCAGCCATCTTCTTTATTCTCGTTTAGAATATCAAACAGCTGTTCTTTGTCGTCTTCTGTGAGACCTACTTGATTTGTCTTTTGTCTTTGAAGGATGGCGGCAAGCTTTACAAGCTGCTCGTTGGACCTTTGAAGGTTTTCTACATACTTAGCCGCGATAGGTCCCATCTCTCTTCTATCGGCGGTAGAGGCTTTCATATCGGTCATAACATCTATCAACAATGATTTAGCCATAGCCCGATCCTCTTCAATGTTAGTTGTTGTTTTCTCTATATAAGTCTCTAAACTTAAATCTCGCTGTTTTCCCATTTTACTTTAAACGTCCTATATCTCTTACGAAGTTTATTAAGATTATTGACTACCTGTTTGGTATTCAATCCAGTAAGTTCGCGAAGGTATAAGTAAATAGCCTTTTTGTTGAAAATTTCTATTTGTTCAGCAGAGTCTAAAAGAATACGAACAGCCATAAGAACTTTTTTCTCGTTTTCTTTGATCATGAAAGAGTCCCAAGTATCGATCTCTGTATTAAGAGATCTCCAAAACTCTATCTCTGATCGCTTCTCATAATAGGTTGGTTCGTCTGAAACTAAATCTTCGTCTAACTCATTTAGAACGTCTTCCATAAACACCTCTGTTCTAAGGCGCTTCTTTGTTCTCTTGATCTTATGAATAAACCAGTTTTTAGTTACAACCGAGAAATATGAAAAAGCTTTTGAGCCTTTATTTGGATCATACTTGTTTAGTATAGTTGTAAGCCAGACCTTACAGTCTGCTCTTAAATAATCAATATTCGGCAGTGTTGTGAAACGATAAGTATAAATAATCTTATCGACCATCTGTTCAAAGGCAGGCTGTATATACTCTTCGTATAACTTGGACCTTAGTTCGTAATCTGTTGTCGATGCGTATTTAACTATCGCGTCTTCGTGTACCTGCGTAAAGTAATGATTTTTCTTGCTCTTCTTCCTCGGCATTTAGTGCTTCCTCTAGTTCTTGTTCTAGCTCTTCATCTATTGTATGTTCGAATATCTCTCTAAAGTTTGAGATCTCATCGTTAACTTCTCTGATTCTTGTAATAAGTTCTTGTATCACAGGTTCTCCGTGATACGAGTTCATACTATACATATCCTTAGAAAATACTTGGAATGCTTTTGTTGTTAAAAACAAATCAGATAAGTTCTCAGAAATAAAGATAAACTTACGCAACAATCTAACCACATACCACAGCAGCAAAGCATTGGCGATTAGAGAGCTTGTTAAGATTATATACGTGAGCATCAACGACCCTTGTCCAAATCGTCTCTCTGTTGACGTAAGGCTTTGCGAGAGTCCTTTATGAACTCTTCTGTGGTGGCGCCAACCTTTTTCTTCACTACCGATTTCTTGCCTGTGCTAAATCTTGTTAGAAGTTTTATCAAACCTCTCTCAGCATCGCATTTAGGACAGACAGTATGTAACTCATCAGAAGTATGATCTATTGTAGACACTTCCTCGCAGTCTGTACATCGGTATTGATATCTAGGCATTAACGCTTTTTCTCTAGAGTCTTAAGGCGCCTGTCGATGTCGCCCAAGTGTCTTTCAAGATCGCGGGCTTGCTGTCGAACCGCGGTTCGAACAACCTCATCGATCAGTTCTCTTGCCTGACCCTCTGTTAAATATCTTGGTTCTGTAGTCTTCTTAAACATTTTATTATCCTTCCTCGTTTAGTTCAACTGTATCAAAGTTAATCGTTGGTGGATTAGTTACTACCAACTCTGACTGAGATGGATCTTCTGGATTTACTTGAAGGTTCATCTCTCGTAAGACAGGAACAATATCAGTTTGTTCCATTAATGATCTTTGGAGAGCCATCATTAGGGCTCCTACTGCTTGGTTTGATAGTTTCATTTTATTCTCCTTTTTAAGATTGTGATTCTTTGCTTGTAAATGATACGGCGCCCGGTATTTTTAGCCAGTCCTTCTCTTGTCGAACTTCTAGATTTTTTTCCCATGATGCTTTTAATAGTACAGAATCGACAGAGACACTCTCTGCATATGCTATAACTGCGTTTATGTCTTTTGGAAAGCATTTACCGCCAAATCCTAGTTTACCGTCTGGACCCGGGACCATCGTGTGCATGGGATTAACCCATCCCGATGCTAGAAACCCTTTTAATGCTTGACCCCAATCAATGCCGTCTTTATCGGCAATCTGTCTAAACTCATTCATAGCAGATATCTTTATTGCAGAAAAACAGTTAGACATATACTTTATGAAGCATGCTGTCTTGGCATCTGTTTCAATATACTCTACCTCTGGGAATATTGAGAGATACATGCTTTTAACTACGGCAACTGCTTCTGTTTCTCCCCCAAGGACTATCCTGCTCGGATTTTTAAAATCCTCAACAGCTGTTCTTTCTGTTAGAAACTCCGGATTAAATACAAAATATTGATCGGGATATTCTTTTATTATCTCCTGGGCGGCCGCTGGTGTGATCGTTGACTTGATCACCACTACCTTGTCTTTTTTAAGCTTATTTAAGACGTTCTTTAAGATAGAGGTTTCTATCTTTCCAGAGAGTGACATAGGTGTAGGCACACATACAAAAATTAAGTTTAATCTATTAATGTCTTCTAATGTATTGAGAGTCCTAAGAGGATCATTATCATAAACATACACTTCATAGGAGTCTCTAAAACCCTCATATAATGCCCTTCCAACAAATCCATTTCCAATAATTCCTATTTGCATAACTTATTTAAATCTATTCTAAACTAAATTACCCAGGATAATATCTTCTTCTTACTTTACTTTAAAATGTAGTAACTTGGTCCAGGTGAATCACCATAATACTTTAAAACTAAATTATTTTTAAGTGCAAATTCTTTTATGGCTTTTGTTTCTCCACCCACCAAGTGCTCGTCAATCGCTAAAATACCACCACTTGACAATAATGGCCACAAATCTTCCATAGCCTTTAACGATGGAATATAAAGATTACAATCAATATAGATCAGCGAAAGTAACTGCAGTACTCCTTTTTCTATTAATTGAGGTATTTTTACCTTACAATCTCCCTCTATAATAGAAAGTCGCTTTCTATCAAAAAAACTCAATCTTTTTTCCACACTTTGCTTAGAACAATGCCAACGTTTTGAAGTGTGGTTTCTTCTGGCCGCGGTATTAACATCAACCATATCTTCTTCTTGATAACCATTAAATGTATCCAAACCAATGTACCTTTTGGAATTCGATTCAGACTGTAAGTATTTGCATACAATCTCGGATGTTTTTCCCTTAAAAATACCAACTTCAATCACATCCCCGGGGATATCCGAGACGAAGCTCAATAACTTATTTATTCTTTTTTGGTATATCTCTTCACTCATTTTCTCGATCTTTCTATTATTTAAAATTGTTTAATCTAACAACTAACCTTTCTTTGCCTTCTTTAAGAACAAGCCCACCTCGATGAAAACAATTTGTGTCAAAGGCGATTAAAGTTCCAGCAGGCATCTCAATGGGAGTGACCGCAATGTTCTCATATATTTCAGGGTAATCAATCTCTATTCTATTTTTCACATCATTATAATACTTGGTAAGTTTCCAAGCTTCTGTATGCAGAGTCTTTCCTATCTTGTGACTGCCGGGGACAATACTAAAAGCTCCTCCATCTTTTTCGATATCACTTAAGTAGACAAAATACTTCCAGCAACTGTTTCTGTCAAAATGCAACCAGCCATTTCGTTCTAGTTCGGCGCTCATGAGGTAGTCGTGGTTCGCATATATACTTTTTCCATACCCTCTGTCTTCGCCGCCAGTAATCATCAGGTAAAGCTCGTACATCCATTTCTCCGAGAAGACCTGTCTTATCGCGTTATTATTGCCATAAGCCTTTAGATGGCTTCCTCGGAGGGCGCGACCGGGCCTGTAGTTGATTCCCTTTATTCTGAGTTGTCTTAGGACCTCTTTGCGGAGGGCTTCTAGGGGCTCACCTTCCAAATATCTCTCTATTAAAAAGACACCATCTTCGAGCGCTGCTTCGTACATTTCTTCCGTAGATGCGTCTTTAGTAAAAGTTTTAATCATGAAACATATAGCTCTCTAAATGTATTCATGATCTTATCAACTGTAGCCCTTAATACATGACGACCATCATCTTTAAAGGAATTCTGCGGCTCAGCCATAACTATTTCATATGAGGGCATATAAAATACATCCTCACTATCCGATACCACTTCCATAACAGCACTGTGAAGTGATGATTTAGCGGCGCCAGCGTACACATAAGCACTCAATCCCTTTTGAGTTGAAGCAACTAAGGGAACCGGTGATACTGAAACTAGTATCTTAAGATCTGAGTTATGCTTCTTAAGCAGTTCTATTGTCTCCCGCAAATCAGAGCACACCTCAGATTGAGTTAGATTTGAAGATCTATGTTTTTCTTTTCCTCCCTCGATGCCTGCCCAGGGCGCTGCGTAGAAAGGATATTCCTTATCGCCATCAGAATACCAATACTCTGTTTGTCCTAGCGTAATGATAAGAAGATCTATATTCTTTAATACACTAGCAAATTTTTGAAATACCGCTTCCTCTTTCTTCAGCGCCGCGCTTTCGTTCGACCCGAGAAACATGGGCTGCAATGATTGGCATTTAATATACGGTGTTCTTATATCTCCATCGCCAAAATCCCACAATCTCTCAGAAGGGGCAAATGTTTCATACTCTAGTGCAGCTTTTACTATTAGTTTAATATTACGAGGATTGTAAACCATACCCCATCCTGGCTGGACCGTGTTGAAATTATTCTGGTTCAGCCAAATAAGTATTTCTTCCGCAAAGCACGAACCAATAGAACTAACCTTGGTGTCCTCGCCAACCAAAGTTGTTTTGGTAAAGTTTTGTATTATATCATTTGGTGTTATTTCGTGGCGCGGCTTTTGAGGAAATTTATCTCTTCCGAACGCCCTTATGGCATAACGCGCCCTTATTTTCTTAAACATGCTCTAATCCTATTCTTCGTCTAGGTAGCGCCTAAAAAGTTCTGTTCGTCGCATCAAATCAATCGTCTGCGCTATTTCGGTTTTACTTAAAAATTCTTTGTACTGACCTATAGAGGTGCTGTAAAGACTGGTAAATTTTTCCCCTTGCGTGTGACTACCACCTTTTTTTTCCTTAACGCGCCAGCCCTGATTTCGATACGGCTTATCATTTGATCCCACAATATTTTGTGTTTCTATATCTCTTAGGGGGTAATCGATTTTATCAAAAAATTCTTTCAACGTTGTTACCGGATCAGATACTAAGTCTTCATAATAAACGATTACAATATTGTTAGGGTATTGCTCAATCAGCCTCTGGTACTTCTGATCTAACTCAGCGGTTATCTGATATGCTTCGTTAAAATGTACATTGTGGGTCTTCTTGTTAGACACAATGCGATCTAAAGGATTTCTAATTGGTAGTACCCAATAGTGATCAGGCGAACGACCAAGCCACAGAGGCGCATAGTATAAACACTGATTCCATCGAAACCCAATAACCTCAGCATTGTAATGCGCAGCAACTTCGTTATACAACTCATCAAATGTTTGATGATCCTTCTTATCAAATAAATCAGACCACTCTTTCACTGTTTTACCAGCGTTTAATCGTGGTCGGCTCTTAAATATTTTTAAAATCTCTTTTTTGTAACGATCAATATTTATTTTAGTTTTGCCAGTAGTCGCAATAGGCTTATAGGCACTATCTATCGTCCTCGACGGGCGTCCATCGACATGCCATGGCTCAGCAAAGTTTCCAATAAATGTGGCACACCGCTCTTGGGAGTTTATCAACGAACTCAAAAGAGTTGTTCCGCTGCGCGCTAGTGAGTCAATTGCTAGATATTTCATTTTTCCCTCTCCTATCTCTTATTTTCTACAACAACCTAGCGCGTCGATGCCGTAATAAAGTTATTCCGTATGCTTTCCGCATATTTAATATCTTCTAAAGTGTTGATGTCCACAGACCTCTCTGGTGGAATGAGGACACCCTTAACATTACCTTTAAAGAAGTTTCTCTGTTCTAATATGCGATTCCAGTGCCCCATATAGAAAGCCCCAGATGGCTTGTAATATTTTTTGATGAATTTGCTATTGGTAAGCCCAGCCTCTAGATTATCAAAGATAGGCATCACCCAGCCATCTTTCATGTTGCAAGCCAGTTGTATAGTCTCCGGAACCTGAGTCATGCTAATGACTGTATCCACGGATCGATCAAAAAGCACCTTGTATCCATTCTTTATGTCTTCCGAACTTACAAACGGGCAAGTAGGGAGAAAATAAGCAAATATATTAGACGGATCCTCAACACTCTCCATTAAATCCAGCATGGCATTTAATGCTGTTGCCTGTACCGTTGCATGCTCTGGTGGGCGCGAATGTCTCTCTACCGGCAAATCAGATACAGCATCATAGATAGCATCCGAATCCGTAGAAATCAATATCTGATCAAAACATCCTGATTCTACTACGGCTTCGGTCATCCATCGTATAAGAGGTTTTCCAGCGAGGGGATAAACATTTTTATCTTTAAGTCTGGTGCTACCGCCGCGGGCGGGTATTACAGCTAAACTTTTAGTCATTTCTTGTTAAAACCAGACTAATATCTCTCTGTGAGATATTGGAGATATTCTGTGCCCTTACAGGTAAATCTTTCTTGTAAACCAATTCATAGTTTGTAAACAACGAAAGAAAATCCTGTAGGTTGTATAGATTTCCTCTTATGTAGTTTGATGAGCGATAATACTCGTCTGATTCCCTCTCCCAAGATTTGCCTGCACTAAACATGTTTCTAATAGCGATCGTCTTAGGGCACATTATTGTATTCCAGAAGTGTGCTACCTTATTTACATATTCTAGCCCGGGCATGTGATAAATAACTGAATATGCTATCAGCAGATCTGGGTTAGTAACTTTTCCTTCTAGTTGGGACACATCCTCTGGTACAAGATGGAAATTAATATCCGAGATCGTCGGTGAATTGAGTTCGCGCAATAAAGGTTCGTGGGATGCAACAATATCGTAATAATGCACCGTCTCGGGCAATATGGATTTAGAAATGAAACCCCCGCCGGGGCCCCAATCAACAATAGTAGAATAGTTTATAGGACCAATGCATTCTAGAGCCTCCTTGATGATCTGCTCGTTCTTTACTACAGCATCGCGACGGGTTAAATGGCGATGATCTGAACTGACCTTTTCCCACCGACTGGTGAGACTCTTGACAGGAGACTCTTCTTTAAAAGAAAAGTTATACTTAGACATTCCCTATTGCCTTTGCCCTACCAACCAATGCTTCAAGATCAGACAACTTTAGCTGACAATCTCCATCTGATATTGCGCATTCTGGCTGTGGATGAACCTCAGCAAAAACGCCATCATAGTTAAAAATATCTGCTGCAACAAAATACCGCTCTGCGAGATTTCGATCGCCCTGTGTTCCATACACCTGACGTGACCTCTGAATGGCGTGGGTACAATCCAAAATAACTCGATCATAGTGGGCTTTTAATTCATCTACGATACCAAAGTTAACAAACAAATCATGGTATCCAAAATTAGTTCCACGATCACAAATCCATGCTTCACAGTCAGGATTTGTTTCCTTAATCTTATCAACTGATTTAATCAAATTATTAGGACCAAGCCACTGTCCTTTTTTAACATTAATCTTATCAAAGTGCCTAGCGCACTCAACAATCAAATCAGTTTGACGGCATAAAAAGGCTGGAATCTGTATAACGTCTATTAGTCCAACTAGTCTCTCGACTTGATTGGTCTCATGTACGTCCGTAATAAATTTCATGTTTGGAAACTGTTCCTTAGCCTCCTGCCAAACCGATGAGGCGTAATCCATTCCTGGGCCGCGGGCGCCATGAAGTGAAGTTCTGTTTGCTTTATCAAAGCTAGCTTTCATATACCATTCATCGGTATCATCCATAACCTTGTTAATCGCCGCTGCTGTTTCCAAAAACATATCGCGGGTTTCCATTGCACAAGGTCCCAAAATCCATATCTTATTTGTCATCTTATCTTCTCCACTATTTGCTTGATGGCTTCTTCTTCTAGTGCAGAAGTTGTGGGCCAGGGCTTTCGATCATAGTAACATGTTAGATCTAAATATTTTAGAGCTATACGCAATGATTTGTGCCATCCATGCTTCATAAACACACTAAATAGTTGTTTTTCTTTATCTAATGATTTTTTAGCCAGTACCCCATCTAAGTAAGATTGTTCTATTTTCGGAAAAAGGTTACCAACACCTGATAGAAAACTATTGGCGCCGGCTGACTGTAAATATTCATATCGGCGCATGCTTCCACCAGCCACAATCACATCCACTTCGGGATGAATTTCACTAACAAAATCATAAGACTTGCTTAAGTTAGAGTGCTCTTCTTTTATACCCTGCAGGGTCCCGAGGTTATACAACTTATTGATTACAGACGCATTATAATCCCAGTTGCCTCCGGAGGCATTTCTTATCGTTTTCCCGTGAATGTATATCTTATTGTTCGTATGGCTACGAAGGTTTGACATGTAATCAATAATCTCATCCTCGCTATAGTATCTTTCAGGATATAAGAGCATTAGCCTGCAGGAACTATCTATATAATCATTTGCTTTCTCAATAAAAGCTACAGCATCGCGATTTGATAACGCGGGGACTCCTATAATCTTATTTCCCTTAAAGGAGTTGGACACAACCTTATTTAAAGCATGTATTTCGTCAATATTAAGAAGATTAAAATGAGATGTTCCAGCTGTCGACATGACCGTGTGAACTCCTTCATCTTCCAGATAAGATAGGTACCTAATGGTTGATTCGGTTTCTAGACTTTGGTCTTCAGAATATGAAGCTGGGATTCCTACAACAGTTCTTCTAAGCATTCTTCACTCTCCTCCCATGTTCTTGTATTAATAGATTTATCATCAATGTATAGATCATAAGCCGGCTTCCCTAATATTAGATTGTGATGCTTCGCTCCCCATTTCTCAAGTTGAAACTTTGTTATATCATGCCAATCTATACCACTCACTGTACCGCGTGCTGTCCAGTATGTTATTTCATGGCCTGCGTCATAGTATTCATTTACAGCTTTAATGTTATCGTTTATCGGAACTGCTGTTGAATAGTCTCTTGCTTTGCTCTTATCGCCGGGTGTGCGACAAATCGTTTCATCAATATCTACAAATATTTTCATTATTTTACTTTAAAGATTATACACTTCTTTAAGGATTTGTTTTGAAGCTTCAGTGGGTTTAAGAATCTCTGTGTCAAACACAAAACCTTTTTCATCCCTCAAAGCACAAAAAGAAGCGTCTATTTCTCCCCTTTCGTGCAGTAACTTTAGCATCTTTATTTCTTGATTTTTATCATGACATGCTCCGGAGCTATGTCTGTTGTAGGCATGACGGCTAAAATCTTGCTCTATTAAAGAAAATCCTATTAAGATCGGTATCTTTTGAGCCTTTAAGCATTCTCCAATAAATGAGAACCCACATCTCAGCTCTTTTACCAGTTTAAGATTAATATTATTTTTTGCTAAATGATTTCTAAAAACTTCAATGTTATTATTGTGAAAGTTTACAAACTGTGTTTTGGTGGATTCTGTTATGTATTTTTTGAATCGACTTAAATGCTTTATCGGCATTTTATACTTTTTATGATAAAAGGAAATCCATTTCTCTAATGGAGCATCACTTTTATAATGATTGAAGACATGTGAGTTTAAAACTTGATAGTCTGACTCTCTATCCCCATAACCATCTCCTGGCAATAACATGTTATTTCTGACTATAATTTGCATTGAGTCTGCAAGAGGATCAAAATCAACGTTTAAATACGGCTTTGATCCGCACACAACTACTCGACTTATCATTTTTATCTATTATCTTTCCTGTCTCCAAGATGATATGCTCTTGCTTGAAGTATGAATCCCACTGGAAATCCTGCTTCTTTGATCGCAAAACTCCAACTAACATCAGGTGCTTTTCCGAAAATACCAAATGGTTGAACCATACTATAAACTTCTTTATGGACAAAAGAGTTAGCAACATAAGAAGTGGGTGATTCTTCAATGTAGTTCGAGTTTATATCATATCGAAGTCCTCTGTGTCTTAAACCAGATCGAGGGCTAGCAAATTGCATCCAATCTTCACCAAACTCGTGTCTATTGTCGTCTGCATCCGTTAAGCGGAATCCATATTGTCCCGGGACTGTCGTAGAAAGAAACTCAGATGATCTTTCTAGCCAATCTGTATCGGGAAGAATATCGTCATCCAAAAACGCTACCCACTGCTCCGAGCGGGTCTGCATGCCTTCGCGGAACTTTCTAGACTTATCCTTCTTCCACCCCGTATACTCCACAAAAGTTCCTCCACCGCTTTCTACAAGCGCCTGTAGTTCTTTATTTGGTGGCGAAACAAGAGTGTATTTTTCACCTCCGACAGTATTCAAAAAAGTCGGAATGATTTCATCTCTCAAAAGCTTAAGCCGTGGATGCTCATTGCTGTTAAATTCAGAGGTGATTTGAACAATTCCTATTCTCACGCTTGCAGACTTCCTAGCGCTGCAAGCATTGCTGATTCTTCCAGCGCTACTTGGTCATTGTTTTTCTTTGCGGCGGCCGCAGATCCCAAAACGTTATTAACGAAATCGGCATAAACTTTTTCATTCGTAAAGTTCTCGCGGATGTAGTTCTTTAAACCCTCAGCTTCATTACGATAGTGAGTCTCCTTTTCCAGACACTCTGTTAGAGCGCGCTTGTAAGAGTTCTCGCGAGCGAATGCCCACTTTGAATCAGCTTGGATTACTCCATTCCAAACAGCAGACTTTTGAACTTGATTTACATCATAGTCAACTCTAACGATTCTTGGAACTTGCTTGCCTTTCTTGTTTGGCTTACAAATAAAGTCCATTTGGCCAGACCAAGCTGTCGTGATAAGAGGCAAACCGTGATAAGCAGCTTCAAACAAAGGAAGCCCATACCCTTCACCGTGACCAATATTAATCAAAGCTTTCATTGTAGGGTGCTCGTAGAGCCACGCTAGGTTCCCAGGAGACACTTCGCCGTGGATTAGATATACCGAGCACTTGCGCTCACCAAAAGCCTTTAAAAGATGTTCTAGGCGCTTCTGTGTTAACTCTCGATCCATTATAGAATCAGATGCTGTGTTTGTCTTTAATACAAGACCTACATCCTCCTCATCTCTGAACGTCTCGACAAACCACTTAACTGTGTTCTCTAGATTCTTTCTAGGGCCCCACTGTGATACCACAAGAAAGTTCTTGTCCGTCTTAAAATCAATGTTAACTTCTTCTGGTTCAAACTCTCTAACCGGATAGTTAACTGTTTCTACTGGAACCTGTAGTCCCCAGCCTTTGATCTCATTTCCATGTTGGTCTTTCACATCATAAGTTGTCTGCTCAAACACATTCTTGGAGTGATTTGATACAACAATCAACTTGTCTACATTATCGTTTGACTTTTGGATCCACTGTGGTGCTACTTTTGTTGTTTCAATGCCGGCAGTATAACCAATGTTTACAGGCGCAATCTTTTCAAACTCGTTTGGTACTGTGACTTGTACTGATATATCAAACTGTCCTTTTTGCTGTACATGAACCTGCGTCTTAATGAGACACTCGTTGATAAAGTTAGTTTCTTCATCAATATTTGTTATCTGCCCGGTGCCTCCCCAGGCAATATTGACGATATAAATATCAAATAAATCTGGTCTTGAACGTAGTGAGCGCAGAGCAAATCGTGATTGCTCGCCATATCCTGATCGAGATAGGATTGGTCCTTTGATTAATACTTTTTTTAACATTAAAATACCCTCACTTCGTATGCATTGTAACCTTCACGGTCTTCCCAAGAACCCTTTTCTTCGTGGATTGAAGTAAACAACTCATCCCATCTTTGAACATACTTATCAAAGTTAAAACGATCTTGTGTCCAAGCTCTTCCCTTGGCGCCGAGTTCTGTTCTCTTCTCATCGCCCATCTCATATAGTTCAACCATAGCATTAACAAAGTCATCTTTACTTAGACGATCTTCGTGAATAAATGGAACCTGCTGAGATCCAATGATTGCCTTTGAAACCGGGTTTAATCCTATTCCAAAGAACTGCTCTCCGTCAGTTACTTGATCCTGTAATCCGCCCGTCATATTAACTAAGATGGGAGTTCCGCAAGATAGTGATTCTAACGTTGAAAGACCAAACCCTTCGGCATCAGAGATACACGCTGTTACATCCGCAATGTTATACATCAGTGCGAGATCTCTCGCATTGACCTTTTCTCTGGAAAACAAAACTTGTCCTTCTGTTAATCCAAGTTCGTGGATAATCGCTTCCAAGTCTTGTCCGTGCTGATCCTTTACATCAGTGTGCATAATCAAGCACGCATTCTCGTGGCCAACCTTATCTAGGAAGTCTTTAAACCACCAGATTAAAGTGCCTGATTGTTTGCGGCGAGCATTTCTGCTATTCCAGAAACATACAAACTTATTATCTAGATTCTTCTGTTGTCTCCATTTAAGAATGTCGTCCTTTTCAAGAGGCTTAAAGATCTCGCCGTCAACTGCGTGAGGGATATAAGAAGAATCAACCTCTGGTGCTACTGTCTCGACAATATCGTGAGTAAGCTTTGATATACAAGCAACGTGATCATTGGATAGATAGAACTTACGGTTATAGGTAGGATAAGGATAGTTGTCCCAAACATGGTAATAAACCATTGGAACATTGGCTCTAATTTCGTTCTCGATGTTCCAAAGCCATCCATAGAACCTAGGATCGGTCATAAACCACAGAATATCAGGCTTTTGCTGCTTGATCATTGCGCGGACCATATCTGGATTACCGTATCCATCAACAGGCCATATAACCCAATCTTCTCCCCACTCTTCAAGATGCTGGGGGTCATGATTTGGGTGCTTTACGGCACCACCAAAAGAAACAAACTGGTATTTACCAGTTTTAAGCATTCCTTCGATCATATATTTTGTTTGAGTTCCAACACCGCTTGGGGACAGTGGGTGGTCACTGATAGTAAAGATCTTAATCTTCTCTGACATTTAGTTTCCTATCTACAATGTTCTGTATTCCGGAGAGAACAGGGATATGGCTTCGAACAGTTCAGTCTATTCTTGATTGTGAAACCAGTTTTAATATTGTATATCGCCTGATACAAAAGTTTAAGAGCATTTTCAGTTTTTTTAGGTCCACTAGTAACTCTAAAAATCTCAACTCTTTTACTTTTTGCTGTTCTCTTTAATAAAGCAAAGTGTGTCTCTACATCTTTGGGGTCTAACTTATGCTTCTGGCAGAAGAAGTGCTTGTATAAAGTTAACTGGTATGTTACTAACTTCTCTGCTTTCTTTCTTGAATCCCAGCCCCAAGAGCAAGTCTTCCAATCAAAGATATGGTATTTGTCCCCTACCTTCACTACCGCATCAACGAATCCTTTAAAGTTATAACCAAAGTTTTCTATCTCTTCATATAAGAGTTCTTCGGAAGAGTAAACCTCATAGTCGCCAAAGTAGTCGTCTAGTGCGTCTTCTACTTCTGCTAGGATTGCTGGTCCTGCTGTGCGCATCTGGACAATATTCTTATTGTTTACTTCAACGTTCTTTTCAGCAAGTTTTTGTAGTTCTTGATCGAAGCCAATCTGGAATACTTTTTCTTCATCAATGTTCTCGCGAAGAAGTTTCTTTTCACATACGTCGTGAATAGCAGTGCCGAATGCGGTATATTCGTTGCCCTCAAATGAGGCAACCTTTTCGATCCAGTTCTTTTTGTGATAGTGGGGGCAGTGTGCCCAGTCTTTTAGTTCGGAATATGAGATATGTGTTTTCTTATTATCGGCCATTCAGGACTGCTTCGACTTTCTGGTATAGCACCGGGCTTATCTTTCTAAGATACTGTGGGCTCTCTGTAAAGTATTTCTCAAATCCGTTAGCAAAATACTCTTGAATAGAGGTTGCTCCATATGGTGAGCAAAATAGCCCCATTGTTATAGACAACAAAGTAGGATACCCAACTACATCCGATAAAAAGTTATCAAATGCCTCGTTGTATTCTAAATACTCATATCTTCTCTGCGGCACTTGATCGAACCCAGCAGCATTAAGAAGATGATAAAGACGCCTTCTCTTTCCAGCAAACTCGGCTACCAAACTATCATCATAAATAAAGTTAGGATCTACAACCTCGGCAGCGTGAGCGGCTTCGTGAACAAAGTTCTCAATCATATCCTCGTTTGTAGGCTCATCTAACTTCATATAAATCGCACCGTCGTTATAAGCAGCGTTGCGACCATCTAACTTTGGATTTTCCGAGATATAACAAACATCAACATTTTGTAGAACTGCTCTCGGCAACAGTTCTTCTATTTGATTACAGAAAAGCGGAATATCAACTTGGGGTTCTGTTTCCCCAAATACAAAAACAGGAATATTATGAATGTAATATTCTCTGTTAAACATTCTTCTTTTCCATCTGCTCTATATCATTTAGAGCCTGCTCATATCCTCGTAAAAAGTTCTCTTCGGCAATAGCCATCAAAAACTCTGGGAACTCTGCTGCGAAGACTTCAACAGCCATATGAACTGTAATCTCTTCCTCTGCTGCTAGTCGTTCACCAATATAGTTGACGACTAAATCTTTAAGTCCTGTTTGCGAACTTACAACTTCTCTTAACGCCTCGTTTTCCATTTCTTAACCTCATAAGTTTTCTGCGGCGAAGGTTGCAACTCTTGAGCGTTCTCCCTTAAGCAAGGTTACGTGGGCTGCTAACTCAAAATTCTTAAACTTCTCAACAGCGTGAGTAAGTCCATTTGTCGTAGCATCGATGTAAACATTATCAATCTGTTCCACATCGCCCGTTAGCACAATCTTTGTTCCTTCACCAACTCTTGTAATGATAGTCTTTAATTCGTGAGTTGTCAAGTTTTGTGCTTCATCAATGATAATAAAAGCCTTTCCAATCGATCGACCTCGAATATAAGTGATGGCTTCAATCTCGATTGTGCCTTGTTCCATATACATATCAAGAGTTACCTTATCATTCCCCATAAGAGTCTGTAAGTTGTCCTGAATAGGCATCAGCCAAGGAGACATCTTTTCTTCCATTGTTCCCGGCAAGAATCCAATGTCCTTTCCAAGCGGCTGTACCGGTCGAGAGACGATTACACGAGTATAGGTGCTGCTACGGTCGTCTAAGGTCTGTTCAAGGGCAGCAGCAATCGCACAGAGCGTCTTACCGCTACCAGCCTTACCGATGGCTGTAACAACCTCAATGTCCGGGTCCATTAAAGCATCAATCAAGAAAGATTGCTCTTTGTTTCTTGGCTTGATTCCCCATACACCCTTCTTATCCTTGTGTAGTCTGCGAATGGGTGTGTGATCATTTAAATATCTACCTAATGCTGTCTTTTTCTCGTTTGCGTTTGAGATAAGCATTACATATTCATTTGTTTTAAGATTTACACCGTCAAGATAAACGTCTTCCTTCTCATAGAACTGATCTACGATTTCATCATCTACTAGGATCTCTGTAAATCCAGTGTAAATGGAGTCGCTATCATCAACTATTTGTTGGTTTTGGAAATCTTCACAAGGCAACCCAATCGCGTCTGCAATAACACGCATATTGATGTCGCGTGATACAAGGATTACTTGTCTTTCGGATTCTCTCGCTACTGTTCTTGCCGTAGCAATAATAAGATGATCTGGAATCTTAATATCCAAATCTGGTGGAAGATCATCTCTATCTATATCAGAGGCAGAAACAGATCGTATAAGTCCAAGACCTTCACGGATAAGGACTCCTTCCTTGAGAGAACCCTTATCACGGAGTTCGTCCCAAATACGAATGATTTTTCTTGCCTGAGCGCCAACTAAATCTTGGCGCTTCTTATGCTTATCGATCTCTTCAAATACTTTTAAAGGAACATAAATGTCGTGGGTTTTAAAAGCGTATATTGCGTCTGCATTCGTTAGATAAACGCTTGTATCTAACACATATATTTTTTTAGGGCTCATAACGATCCAATCTGTAATAAGTAGAGTGTGGCTTTTAATATTCTCCGGTTTTTGGTATATCGCCGGATTGAATCACTTGAACCAAAGAAGGCTGGGGGTCTTCATCGTCGGTAGGAGTTGGATCCATGCCGGCGTCTGAAACTAGTGTCGAGGAACTTTGTATTTTTCCGCCTCCAACACTCCAAAGCATCTCGATGTCCAACTCATCGCATACATCCATTTCTGGTGTATTGTTGGTCTTTCTATCGCCGCCATTAGCAAAATAATCCGGCTTAATACGGCGAAGCGCTTCGCAGACAGTACCATCGGAATCATCTACATATGTAGTTTTTGCTGTGGCTGTAAAGCCTTCGATGATTTCGCAGCGCTCCTCAAAAGGCATAAAGATATATCCCTTCTTTCTCATTAGCCAATCATCAGAGTTAACGATCACAGTAACGTGTCCAAACTTTGATGCTTCCTTAATCATACGAAGATGACCAATATGAACTGGATCAAAGCCTCCTGAGACGCATACTGTTGTATAAGGTGTCGGCTTTTCTTTACTCATCTTCTTGGGGTCCGGTCGTTGAAAGAAAGTTTCTTTCAATAGCACTAATCGCTTCCTCGGAGTCTGATAATCTTGTAATCGCCGTAGTAATCTCATTAACAATGCTTGGATGCTCTGCTACGCCGGCTGGATTGTTTAGATAAAGTTCTATTACTGCGATAGATTCTTGTCTATCTGCTTCAAAACGAGCAAGTGCTGCTCTTATTAGTTGCTCAGCCATCATGTTGTTCTTCATTTTAATACTCCTTCTTTTCGGCATACCCAGATTCTACTAGAAGTTCATTAACATTTTCATCTTTTAAGTGAATGATTCCAATATATCGTCCGTATTTGCCTTTCTTGTCTTTTAATGTTTGTATGATTACTTCTTTGTCAAGTATTAAAGATCTTAAATAATCTCTACTCTTTAAACCTTCCGGTCTCTGCTTTCCTCTTATTTCGGGAGCATTGATGCCATGTAGTCTAATTTTTATTTTGTTTGTGATCTGGAATCCCAAATCTATGATTGCTGTTACAGTATCTCCATCATAAACGGAAATGATTTTTGCTTTGTAAAAATATGGCTTCATAACAATATATGGCAGAGAGGGGGGGATTCGAACCCCCGGTAGCTATTAACTACACAGCATTTCCAATGCTGCTCCATCGGCCACTCGGACACCTCTCTAACATTAATATGGAGCGGGTGATGAGATTTGAACTCACGACCCTCGCCTTGGCAAGGCGATGCTCTACCACTGAGCTACACCCGCTTAGTGTATATAGTAAATGGTCGGGGTAGAAGGATTCGAACCTCCGACCCTCTGGTCCCAAACCAGATGCGCTACCAGACTGCGCTATACCCCGAATATGGTGGGCGGCGAGAGATTCGAACTCCCGACCTGATGCGTGTAAAACAACTGCTCTAACCAACTGAGCTAGCCGCCCTAAAATGGTGGAGATGATAGGAATCGAACCTACGACCTGATGCGTGCAAGGCAACTGCTCTCCCAACTGAGCTACATCCCCAAAAGTGGTGCCGGCACCATGAATCGAACACGGGACCTGATGATTACAAATCAACTGCTCTACCATCTGAGCTATACCGGCAGTTCTATCCATAGTACTTTATATTGTAAGTAGTTTTCAGGACTACTAATCTTTACTGGTATTTTCTTACTAGTAGTTTTCCAAGTTAACTTCTCAACCTCGATATTCATTGTTAGAATAAACGGATCATTAGTATTAGGATAGTGAAAGTTATATTGACCGATTACAGAAGGATAAACTGTTGTTCCTTTTTTTACTATCATCATATAAACATATTAGAGGGTCTTACACCAGAAGTCATAATAATCTGGCATATATGCTCTAACCTTTCAATGTGTTCGAATGCGTCCCATGGATTTGAAGCCACGGCGCAAGCACCGTGATTTGCTTGTCCAACAACATCATAAGCAGTATTTGCTTCTGTGATTACAAATGCGTTAGAGGTAGCATCAGCGAGTTCTTGAGATACTGCCGGCAATACTGGGACATTTGAACCAACTCTTGTATAGCGATGAACCTCAGGAAAATGCGCTGAGACCTTTTTAAGGTCCCAACCAGCATACATAGCAGCAATAATATTTGTTGGATGTACATGCAGAACGCATCTTGTAGACTTAGCATCTTTTAGTAGTTGCCAATGCATTTCAAGTTCTCCCGAAGGCTTCTTATCGGCATTTAGAACTAACTTATTATTTTTTATTTCAATCTTTTCAATAAACTCTGGATATATGAGATTTTTTCTCACAGCAGTGGGAGTGATGTAGATCTTAGTATCATTAGCTTTTCGAACAGAACAGTTACCATCGCGAGTTGTAATCCAACCACGTTTGTAACTTTCTCTCATTACATCACCTATTGCTGTTATCATTTAGTTGTTCTCATTTCTATCAAACGTATCAATATATGAAACAATAGTAAATAAGTTGTTCCAATGTAGTGGAACAGCTTTTCTTAGCCTAGGAGCATCTTCTACTAGATCAGGATAGACGTACAAAGTTAAACCATGCGTTCCATTTCTAACTTCATACAAGGCATAATCTCCAAATTCTGTTTGTGCTTTTAGCAATAATACTTCTTTTTGGCTTTTAGATAGTTTTTTAATCTTTGTCAACGTTCTTCTTTCGTCTAGTTTTTTTATGAAGCTTTTCAAATAAAAGCTTTTTCCAAAGTGTACCTTCAATTTCATCTTGTGGCATATCAAGTGAATATAAGCCAGCTAGAATAAGACGAATCTCTCGGTTTGATAGATAAACTGTTTTTAAGAAAGCAGGAATCTTTTTTTCTTTATGTTCAGACACATTATGTCCTCCTGTTATAACTTATATAGTTTATTTTCTTTGTTACTTTCAGTAATCATTATACAAGATATAATATATTAGTCAAGTTCTTTTTTAAGATAAATAACTGCTTTTGAGGAATACCCATTAATATAAGTATCTTGACCATATTCTGGCTCTTCAACAACCAAATACATATCCAAGGAAGGGTTGTTCTCAGGTTTCCACTTAAACTCTAAAACTCTTTCTTTATTATACCAGAACCAATCAAACTCATCATTTTTAATTCGATCAAAAGCATTTATACATCCAAACTGATCGTTAGTAATAATAGGAAGAATACTATCATATAAAGAATGTCCAGAGTATAGGTTTAAGTTTTCTCCACATACTTTAACTCTTTCATCAGCATTCTCAGGGTATTGTACTGAAAGAGAAAAGAAATTTGCTTCTATAATCTCGGACGTTATATCATGAGCATAACAATAGACTATTGTACCTGAGTCGTTGGAATCGTTGGGTGTTCCATCATCCCACAAACAGGACATTGGAAACATATACTCACCATAATCTATTTGTGGATGTTCCTCTTCAGTAAGGGAACAGGCAGATAATAAAAAGATTAATACTAGTAATCTATACACTCTATAATAACTATATTACTAATAATAATAAAACTTAAATAATATATTTTGGTGGAGATGGTGGGAATCGAACCCACGTCCAAAGTATCTTCATTTTCAAGTCATTCACAGGTTTAGTTTATTTTTCTAAATAAACAAAATATCAGTTCTGATTAGATCCGCTCAGATAAGTAAAAGCGTTTTTGTTTTGTTTGTTCTTCTTGGACACCCGGCGAAGAACAGCCGGGGGTTAAGCAGCTAGTGCTAGACCGTAATCTGCTTCGTTTGCAGTTATATGTTTCTAACTAATGTTTTATGTGATTGAGTTAGCTTTCACAACCTGCACTATCCAGTTTATTTACCCTGTCGAAACCGGTCATCCCCTTTAAATATTTTTCTTGACACATTAAGAGAAATAGTCTATTCTTTGTTTGTGTCGAACTTTCTTTTTATCTCTAACCAAGAACTAGCATTGATCCCTAATATTCTTCTAATCTCAACATTAGTGTCGGTAATGCTAATAACAGCATTATACAATGCTTCTTTAAGAATATTAACTGAGTTAGACCAAAGATTAAATCCATACAACTTACCATTTGTAAGTCGCATAGAACATTCTAACTTTAATCCTATAATCTCTTCCAGAGTTAAAGCAGACAACATTACTTCGAATGGTTCAGAAGATTTTCCTTCTTTACGAAGTGTGTTAGATAATGATTTGTTTCTGCTAAAACCCTTTTCAATATTAGGGTTTGCCATATATTACTGCTCTAGAAGTTTATCGATAAGGCTTTCAAGATTAATTGCCATGCCTTCTTCTAACTCAAACTCTGGAACATCTGTCTCAGGATCAACGAGGTCATCAGTTTCGGTTGGAGCAGCAGCCGGAGCATCTGGAACAGCCTCTGCTGCATCCTCAGGCTCTTCAACATTTACTTGCAGCTCACTCTCATACTTATCGAAGTATAAAGCAAGGTTTTTAAGAAGATATTCTTGGAACATACTAATATCTTGTGCGTTATCAAGGTTGTCGAAAGCAGTTAAGATGTTTTTCTCGACATTTTGGAAGTCACTATATGCTCTGTTGCGACCGGTCTTATCTTCTCCCTCCAGACCAAATGTATCTCTTTCATCTGGTTCTTCTTCTGGCTCTTCTTCCTTTTCATCATTAACATCGATAAAAGCTGGATCATCCTCAGGGCGATCAGAAACAGTAATATCGATTTCTTCTTCTACTGGCTCAAGTTCAGCGTCAGAACCAGCATCCTTACGAGACTCTTCGGGGGCAAGAGATTTTTCCACAGCACTTAGAATGTGGTTGCGGTATGAGTCTCTCTGTTGTTTATCAGTGGTAAGAGACTTATATCCTGTCTCTACGACAGAAAGAACATTAGAGTTCTTAAGAAGGTCTTCAAGGGCATTGATACCAGTATTTTCGTGCTTGGCTACTGACGCAACAGCAGACTGACCTTCAAGTAAACTTCGAACAATAGATCGAAGCTTCTTTTCTTCATTCAGTCTTTTTGTATCTTTCTTTTTTATTATGTGACGAATAGCTTTACGCACATTCTCACGGAGCATTAGCTCTTCTGCAAATTCTTTACGATCAATCATTGTTTAGCCCACCGATATTCCTAATAAATAGTCCATCACTTCAGTAACCAACTCATCCTCGGCAATGAAGTTTTTTGGATGTCTCTTTTTCTTTTTCTCTGATCCAACAACATCAGGAGCGCGCCCAGAGAATCCTGCTACGGCGCCACCGCCCATAGCAGACATTTCTTCAAGTTTTCCTTGAAGTATATCATAGATTTCTTGATTATAAAATCCCATAATACTTTGAAAGTCTTCTGGTGTCGCACCTTTAAGTGCTTTTCTTAAAGTTGTGCCCGACATTTCACCGAAGCCAGGAACATCAATCTCAACATGAGGAGCAACTGCGATGTAACCGTGCTTACCGAGCCCTACAAGCTCTTCTCCTGGCTTATAAGTTTTATAGTAAGCAGGAGTGCCTTTCTTCGTGAAACCGTCTAGGTTCGCAAATCTCGGGCTATCACGCATATCCTTTCCACCGACAGCGAAAACAACTGCTGTTGCGTCTGGATCAAAGTTTTGAGTTACTTCTTCGGCAACATAAGGTTTTCTGGTCATCACGATCTTATCGGCAGGGATCCCGTGAGCCACCATAATCTTTTTCTTTTCTTCAAAGTCTAGGGGAGACTTTGGTCCTGTCTTATTAGAAGTCACAACAAATGTGTTCTCGGCACCATATTGATCGGCAAGTGCCTTATAAGTTGCGTAGTGATGACGACCCATTGGCTGGAAACGTCCGGGGTAAATAGCAATAACTCTTTTTTGGTCTTGCTCGTTCAAAGCCCAGTTAACTGCCTCAGCCAAAGCAATCTTTACCTTACTTTCTTCGCGGATCAAAGAAGTGATTGGAGCCCCACCAAGAAGATTTTCATAAAGTGCTTGATTCTTATTTGTAACAGAAGGAAGATTTCGAGACCATTCCAAAAGAGTCTTTGATACAGAATAACCATCGGTTCCCCAATATACTGATAAACTCTCTGTCTGCTGGAACTTAGCGCCTTTATCTACCGCAAAGTTTGCTTTGCTGAACTCTAAACGATCAACAAACTTAACGCCATTACCGATATGATCAACAGCAACATAACCTTCCGGGTTGCTTGCGACCAAATCGCCTGAACCATCATCAATAAAATGCTTTGTGTTATATACAGCGTTGTTATATTTTTGAATAAAGATATTCTTTGCTTCAAATAGAAGTCGCGAGACTCTAAAAAGATTAAGAAGATCTTCCTTTCTATCATCAATAGAAGAAAGCATTTCCTGTCCTTTTTGAGTTGCCTTTAATCTTCCTCTTTCAGACTTCAAAGAATCGATTCTTTTTTCTAGACGACCAGAATACCAACGCTTGAAACCATCAAAAGACTTCTCGGGATCCTCAATAAACTGACCACCCTTAATCTCAGAGTTAATGTAGATATTAAGAAGATCCATCGGCAGACCATCATAGTTAATCTTGATTTGATCTGCGGCTGAAACCAATTCCTTAACCTTCGCCTCTTCATCCTCAGTTAAAGTAACGGTGCCTGTATCATCTGTGAAATAAGCATCATCAACCCAAACGCCGGGGACTTTATTTAGACCACTTACGTCTGCGCCAAAAGAAGCACCACCATCCAAACTATCATAAGTTGTGTGGAATACAATACCAAACTTTGATTCGGCAATCTCTTGACCAAACTTGGAGTTGACAGGAGCAGCATAAGTAATAGTATTTGGCTTGAAAGCATAATGAGGCTCACCATCAACATCAATAGTGCTAATCATCTCATCATCAAACATAAAGTCGCCTTGAAGAATCTTTTGGATTCCTAATCCAGGCAAATAGCGAAGCGCTTTAACTAACTTATCAACCAAACCCGGAGCATGCCCGTGATTTCTCTGGACATCTTCGGGGGTATAGTTTATCTTTGGGACTTTATTAAAGATAGATTTGGTACCAACAAAGAACTTACCGTTCTCTGGATTGATTCCAGCAAAAATAGCAGGAGCCCCGTCCCATTTAACGGAGGTCTTTACTTTTGAATCAACATTGCCTTTTAACTCTTCCAACAACTCAAGCAAGAATGCCCGAGCCATATCATAACCTTTTGGACCTTGTGTTAAAACAAGTTCTTCAAGGTGAGTTAAGTGAGTGTTCGCTTTTCCTTCATCCAGAAGAAACATTATCTTTTCAACTCTCCTTATTTTCTTCTAATACTGAAACCTGCTCTTCAAGAACATTAACACGCTCTTGAAGGCGCCTAGTCTGTCGCCTAACTTGTTTTAGACTTTCCTTGGCCATCTCAATCCTGCGCGCATCCTTTTTAGAACGCGGCATTATGTTTTCCAGCACTTCAGAAATAGAATCTAAATAACTAGACGTAGCAGGGCCTTTGCCCTCGTTCATAATGAACTGACGAGTTAGCCGACGATAATCCATAGCCTTAACTTAGGAGATCTACGAGTTGTCTTTTTGTAAGACCTAGAACATCGTGACCGGCTGCTTCTGCTAGTTCAACTAGTTCCCACTTGCGAAGTGATCCAAGATCGGGAGTTGCTTCTTCAACAACTTCCTCTACAACCTCTTCAACTGTCTCTTCAACAACTGGAGCCTCTACAACCTCTTCAACTGTCTCTTCAACAACTGGAGCCTCTACAACCTCTTCAACAACTGGTGCCGGAGCCTCTACAACTGGCGCTGCTGCTGCCTTCTTTGCAGCCGCTGCTGCTGCCTTGCGAGCGGCCTCTGCTCTTCTTCTTCTTTTAATAAACGGTGCAACCATTTTACTTACTCTCCTTTTTGATTCTTCGTAGGATTCTACGAGTGATTTGCTTTGCCTCGTGGACAGAGATCATCTTTGGTGCTGTTGTTTCATCAACAGTCTCCTCGATCTCTTCCTCGGAAAGCTGTGCTTCGTCAAGATCTTCTTTCTTGGCGTCCTTAGCAGCATCCTTCATTGACTCTTCTTTATCGCCATCCTTATCTACATCAAGGAAGTCTGGCTTGGCGCCTTCACTAAGAAGTCCCCATTTCTTCATCAACTTTGTGTTGATTTCATTGTTTTTCCACTCTTTAAGTGACATCTTTGGTTCTCCTGAATCCGAGAAATCAATCTCGATATTAATTTTTCCTGTTTTAATTAGATCTTCAAAGTCTCTAAATATTAAATTTCCTTTTTCGTATGCCTCTCGCTCCATTTCTCTAAGGTGCGGATCTTTCTGGGCATACCCTTCGCCAGTAGCATTATCAGTTGTAAAATCTCCACGACAGTTTTGATCATGATGAACTAGTTCGTGCGATAAAGATCTCAATATATCTTTTGGATGTCTTCCATCTGTATAAAGAACAATCTGGTAGTTCTGTGGGTCATAGTAAGCAGTCTTGCCTAACATCCTGCCGGCATTATCCTGATCACTTTGAAAAACGATCGAGGCGCCTTTATCAAAGCCAAGTTGTTTTTGAGAATAAGGAAAAAAGTTATCAACCATCTGTTCAAGATGGCGAGTATTTCCAGCAGTATTGTTTACGCACTTATGCATTATCTATTAAATAGTTGAAAAAAGAAGAAAAAGAGCAGCCCATAAGTGATATCCAAAAACAATCAAATATATTAAGTTTAAAATTAAAAGAATATAAAATACTCTACGTTTAAATCTTTGTCTAAAAGAGTAGAGAATATATAAACCAACTCCACTTAAACCTAACTTTGCTAAAACAAATAATATTGGAGAATGTTGTAAAAAGAAATCCATTATTGGATTGGCTTCCGTAGCCAAATCGTTTTTTACCCAAAATAATGTTGCTGTGAGATCTACAACAATAAGAACAGCCAGAAAATAAACTAATCTAACTATTTTCCTCAGCATCTATCTTCTTAACGATTTATCCAAAGTGTTCCTGATTGAATCACCTTGTAACCATTTTGGTTGTTGCCAGAAAGGTATAAGCATATGAACCATCATAGCAAAACCTGATAAAAGCATTAAGATTGAAAGTTTGGATGATCGCTTAGTATGTATGACCCAACTTTCTCCTTTAAGATGCTTCCAATCCCAACTCACTGTATTTTACCTTGCCCTGGACCTTTTTCATAAGTAATCGCTTTGAATGCTTTTTCAAGATAGTCGGCTGCTTTGGTGATCTTTGCCTGAACCCAAGGCTCAAGATTTTCGTCATCCATCAACATATCGTGGAGTTGCTGTGCCTGCGCAGCCATATGATATAGAGATCTGCGAGCCATCTGTCCTTCATATCCATCTGGATCCTTGTCGTGTGCTGGCGCCTGCTGTGTTTCACCGGGCATCTCAAGCAAGATTGAGGTTCCAGTTAGTTCATCAGAGATCATCTCTTTAAGTTGTGCTTTAGTAATCTTCATTTTATTTTCCTTGTTGCTTATTAGCAGCTGCTAGCAGCTTTTTAAGAATAGTTTCAAGCGTAGTTCTGTATTTAACCAAATCATCTTTCTCAGCAATATCAGACAATACTTTTTCAATTTGTACTAACATTGATCTTTCTCTATTAGTAACATCGCCTAAAGTATCTCCTTTGGAAATAGATTTAGATTTTTCTAACTCTCCTTTAGCTTGAGCCTGTTTAGTAACTGTTTTGCTACCAAAACCCTTAAGCTCTTCCTGTTCTTCTAAGCCACCAAAGTCACCGCCTCCCATTCCAATCATACCACCACCAGCGTAATCTCCTCCGGAGCCTCCACTAAATCTTTGCTGATACTCAGGAGCCGCAACAACTCGTTGGTCAGGCATTGGATGAGCGCCAGAACCTTCAAGGCTGTTTAAAGCCTTTCTAAGGCACGCAGACGCCTTGAAAGCCTGCTCATAGGCGTCGTCATAGATGGGCTCGTCAAGAGCCTCTACGAGTTGCTCTGTGGCTTCTCTTGCGGTAAGTGCGAGGTCATACAAGTCATTTGCTTCTGGATCGCCCTTATCCTGCTCTGGGGTGTCCTTATCTGCTGCCGGCATTCTGTGTGGAACGCCTTCGGGCGCGGAAGGCTCGTTAATGCCTCCATTTGTAAACATTGCTTCTTTTACTAGAAGCTGAAGTTGTTTGTAATCAATGCTCATTATGCTTTCTCTTTTGCCTTTTTGGTTAATGTGGCGTAATAAATACTTTCACCTTCTTTGTCTCCGTATTGATCTATAAAATCTTTCTTAGGAGTTTTCTTTTCTAAGGATTTAAGTTCTTTTTTCTCTGGCTTTGTTAACTTCTTCTCGTCTAGTTCTTTCTTAGAATCTTCTTTCCCGGCTTTTCTTACTCTTTTGTTTGCTGCCTTCTTTTCATCCTTGGTAGCATCAGGTGGTGTTTTAGTTGTCTTCGATGCTCTGCCCATTGCCTCTTCTACAAACTCGCCAAGAAATTCTTTTGGATCAATATCGAAGAAATCAGATGCTTCTTCATTTGTTAAGATAACTTCAAGTTCTTCCCTGATCATCTTTCTTAACGCGGTTTCGGTCAACTTCTTTACTTTATAATCGCCCTCGGGTCCACCGTGTTTTTCCAACTCACCAGTCCGCGCCTTCATGATGGCTTCATTACCATTTTCTGCGTTAACTTGGGACGTATCACCTGATTTGGTATGTGTGACCATAAAATTATACGTCCGGGCTTCTGACGTAAGCCCTTCTTTGATCTTGATCCTATATCGTAGTTTTGATTTGTTAAGTTTCACTTTATTCGATTTCCTTATAGGCAGAGTGCTAATAATATCTCTTTAAATAGTCTTTTTAAATAGTCTTTTTGTTTTAGTTTCTATTTTTTAGGACAGTCTCTCTTGAAGACCATCAGGCTCCATATAAGGATGGGTTTTAAGATATTTTTTCATCTTTGCCGGAACTTCCATTCCAGCCTCGTGAATATTGTTTGCCCACATAGACAACATTGTTTCACGCAATTGAACATCCCCCGGGACAAGATTTGCTTTGATGCCGGCTTCTTTTGCGGCAGCGATCTCTTCTTCATCGTCATCCCAATGCTCAACAACACCAAGAGATAAAAGAGTTTCAGCCTTTAAGTCTCCGCTGGTGTAGTGAATAGACTTGACTGGAAGGTTTAAGTCAGCAACCAAATCCTCTGGGTCTGGTGCTGTATCCCAAGGCATTTTCTCTCCGGTGCGCTTTGCTCGGGATGTAACAATATAAACAATCTCACCAGCAGCAGCGAGTTCTTTTAACTTTGCGATGTTCTCTTCGTGAGGCTTATCATATAACGCACTGAACTGTGGATCTTCTGGATCTGGCTTATATTTGATAAGGGTCTCGTCATAATCAAATGAGTAAGCGCCTTTCTTTTCTTCGTTTAAAAAGTTCTTCCAGCTTTCAAGAATGAGTTTCATTTTTTGAGAGATTCCTCAACGGCATCTACAAGCGAATCCATTATCTCGATTACATCAATGGGGATCTCAGATTGGTTGCCGTATATGGATGCTAAAAGATTTCCAATGTCGTCTTCAAGACTGATAACTTTTTTGATGTCGTCTTCTGAGGCGGTTGGTTTAGAAGGAAAGTTTATTACGTCTCCTTCCAATAGCTTTCGCCAGTTTTCAAGAATAAGTTTCATTCTTTATATTCTCCAACAATAACTGCTGATTCTGGTGGCGAGACCAACAACTCACCAAATGTTATAATTCCGGTAGGATTCCAATAACTCTCGGCATAACCTTTTATAATATTAATGTCTCCGGATCGTTCCATTGAAAAAACAGCCTCGGTCCATATCTCGGCATTTGTCTTAAAGATGTTATAGTCTCCGCGGAGTTCTACTATATAGGTTTCACCTCCGGAGGTATTATCGCGGTGACAAAAACTTCTTCCACTAAATCCATCAAGGTTTTCACATAAATAAACACAGTTAAAACGACTTGGACGATCTGGAAACTTTTCTTTTCTCACTTCTTCAAATATTTCTTCCACTCCATCTCGCATGCGTGGCTTTGCTTTGGGAACGTGAGTAACTCCAAATTCTATTTGAGACTCACTTTTCCATGGACCGTTTGTCTGCCAGAAATATTTTGTATTTCCCACATCTTCAGTTATATACTGTCGCCAGTTTTCAAGAATAAGTTTCATTAGTTTCTCTTCTCTGACACTTTGGCTTTCCGGACTTCCTTGATCGGCTTTGTGTTAAACATTACGAGTACTTTAATCTGGTCTATCCCGATTTCGTCTAAGCCATCAATAAAGATTAAGCCATCGACTCCTATATCCTGTAGGAACTGAACAAACTCGATGTTATAGTCAAGAAGATCGAACATACAGGGTGAGCCTTTGCACCCAACAAGATCTTCCCAGGCAACCCCATCACCCGCGCCTTCGCCGGCCATAATGCGTTGTTTAATCAATTCGTGCTTCTCTTCGTAACCGGAGAAATCTGTTAAATCGATTATTGACGCACCGGGTTTAAGATTGATTTCATATACCCATCCCTCGCGACCATTCAATTTAAAATTGTGCTCGGAATGTAATAAAGCAAATTCTTTTGCAGGCTCGGGAGCAAAGAATGTATACAAGGCTCCAACGCCGTTGTGTTCATC